ATGCTGGAAGCGAACGGGCGCGTCCAGGCCAAGGACGTCGCCGAGGGCCTGGGCGTCTCGACGCGCGAGGCCGGGCTCATGCTCCAGGGCCTCACGCGCGCGGGCATCCTGCGCTGGAGCAAGCCCGACCGCGGCTTCATCGCGGGCGAGAAGTTCATGAAGGCCGCGGTCCAGCAGGCCATCGCTGCCGAGCGCGCCGGCCGCGAGCCGGACCTGGATGCTGCGATGGTCGCGGCACGTGAGCCGGTGCCAACTCCCGACAGGCTCGGCCGAGCCGAAGGTGTCCCCATCCGTCCGATGCGCCCGACGGAGCAGACTGTCCAGGAGCGCACAGCCGCGCTCGAAGCCCAGGAGGCAGCGCCCGCCCCACCGCCGCCGGCTGAGCCGGCCAAGCCGCGGCGCACGGCGACCGGCGAACCATACGCCTTCGAGTACCCGGCCCGCCGTGGGCCGGCGACTGAGGCGGCTCTCGGCGAGGCCGCGCAGACGGTCCTGGACACGGTGCGCGCTGCCGGCCCGCACCGCCCGGAGGTTCCGAAGAAGGGCGAAGCGCCGAGGCTCATGACGCTGGAGACGCTCCGCGAGCGCCTCGTCGATCAGCTCGGCGAGGGCGGAGCGAACGCGGCGATCCGCGAAGCCGTCGATCGGGGGCTCATCAAGCAGGACCCGACGACGAAGCAGTTCTACGATCCGCGCCCGGTCCTCGAAGTCTCGCCTGACGCTCCCCTCGAACCGAGAACCGCACGCTCCGAGGAGACGTGGACGCACGAGTCGCGCGCCGGCTCACTGCCGGAAGGCGCGATCTCGAAGCTGCCCGTACTGCCAGATGGAGCAGGCGCCGCGGCCGACGCTGGGCTCACACCGGCGCAGTCGAAGATCCAGGCCGAGGTCAACCGGCGCGTCGAAGCGGACCCGGAGTGGTACGTCCAGGAGTACATCCGCCGCAACTCGAAGAACGGCACGATCGAGCTGAACGCCGACGAGGCGCGGGAGCTGTTCCCGGAGTACGCCGAGACGCTCCAGACGCGATCGGCGAACGCGCCGGCCGTCCACGAGGCGTCGTCGTGGATCGTGAAGCAGGCATTCCAGAGGACTCTCGCGGCAATCCGCGACGGCAAGGTGCCGGACGACAAGGCGAAGGGCGTTCTCTTCATGGCCGGCGCTCCCGGATCCGGCAAGACCACGGCCTCGCGCCAGGTGCCGCACCTCGTCGATAAGGCGTTCGCCATCTTCGATGGGACGATGGCCGGCAAGTTCAACCCAGACGGCACTGTCGATGCCTCGAAGCCGCGTGATCTGGTCGCGCAGACGCTCCAGTCCGGCGGCCGCGCAGACATCATCTACATCCACGGCGGCGAGCCCGGCCCGAACTTCAAGCGGACGCTCGATCGGGCGCTCGGCAAGGGACGAGCGGTCCAGGCACCGTACTTCGCCCAGGCCTACCCGACGATTCCCCAGGTGAATCTGAAGATCCGGGAGTGGCTCGGCGAAGGCATCGAGGCAGGCAAGATCAGGCCAACGGACGTCACGGTCCACGTGGTAGACAACGCTGGGGCCAAGGCCGTACTCGTCGGCGGCGGCACTTTCAACGATACCGCTGGCGTTTCGTTCCTACGTGGGCTAGAATACAAGCCGGAGGAGGTGAGCAGTGCCATCCGAAAGGCCGCATCAGAATGGGCCGCCGAGCACGCCGACAGGCCGGATGACGTCGGACGAGTCCTACGTGGCGCCGCCCTGGGAGAGCTGGTCGGGACCGCTGACGTCCGAGGAGGAGTCCCGGGCGGGCGCGGCGCGGGCCGAACGCCAAGCGAAGGAGCTGGTCGAGCGCCTGAACGTCAACCGGAAGCGAGGCCAGAGCCCGGCGTAGCGGAGCCGCAGGCGACGCCTGACAACCAGGCGCTCGCCCTTCGTGTCGCTCGCGAGAACGCCGGCCGCGTGACGAGCGACATGCTCCAGCAGGAGGGCCTCGACGCGCCCACGGCGCGGAAGGTGATCCGCTCGCTGGAAGTTGACGGCCTCGTCAAGTTCAACCGGAACCAGGCCGACTATCGCCTGACGACCGAGGGCAAGGCGGCAGTCGCACCACCGAAGCCGGCTCGCGTTGCACGCGCGCCTCGCGCGGCGAAGGCTGCGGCGCCGAAGATCGAGCCCGCGCCGGAGGTCCCGCGTCCAGCCCCGACACGTCCAGCCGAAGTCGCGGCTGAGGTAGGCGAGGTCCCGGAGGGCAAGACGGGTGTGCGCGCGGAGCCGATGGTGAGCTTCGTGCCGAAGCCGCGTGCCCCGAAGAGCTTCGGGGGACGGTACGGGACGCGCATGGTCGAGCTGTCCTCGCCCGAGGGCAGCAACTACTGGGGCGACGGGACCGTGCTCGTCCGCGGCGCGACGCCCAAGGTCCCGCCATCCCAGCTCGACCACCCGCAGGCGAGCCAGATCTTCACGGCGGCCGAGAAGGCTGCGCCCGCCACGATCGTCGGCTGGAGCAAGGGGACGGCCTTCGAGGGCGGCTATGGCAAGAAGCGGGACGTCGTCTGGATCAAGCTCCAGGACGGCCGCATCGTCGCGAGCGCCGCCGAGCAGGTCGGACACATCATGTCCGAGGCCACGCGCACCGCGAAGGGAAAGCGCGGGACGGTGCCGGAACTGGAGTGGCGCGCGACGGACGATCCGCTCCCGACGCTCTACGCCTTCAAGCCCGGCGAGACGCAGCCCTTCGGGATCACGTCTACGAACACCGTCGTCGAGCGTCACCACCCGACCATGACGACCGAAGGGGTGATTCCCGCGGCGAAGGCGAAGCTGCCCCCGCGTGGGCGCACAACGCGCGTGCCGCCCGAGGCCCCGGCCTTCACGAAGAAGCAGGCCGAGTCGGTCGCAGACCAGATCGCGAAGAAGTTCGACGTCGAGAAGGAGGGCGCGCTCACGATCAAGGTGCCAGACGACGGCACGCTCAAGCTGGAGCCGGCGACCGCGCAGCGCCTCCACAAGACGCTCACCGGCGAGTTCGTGCCCGGCACGGCCGAGCACCCCGAGGGCTTCGTGAAGCTGCCGGGCGAGAAGGGCTGGGCGCACCCAGGAGAGCTGAAGCCGTTGCGGCCGCTGAGCGGCGCCGCGGCGGCCCGTCAGCCGGCCCGTGAGGCAGGTGGCGGGATCGGGATGAGCGCGACCGAGCAGGCGCTCCAGATCTACGGGCAGGACCCGCTCCGCGCCTGGACGGCGCTCCGGCGCCAGATCGACGCCGCCGAGCGCAACGCGAAGGCCTTCGGCGAGCAAGCCGAGACCGGGGCCGGCTACGAGGCCCTCGGCGGAGTCTCGAAGGCGGCCGCGAAGAAGCTCGGGCTCGACGACGTCCCGCCGGAGGGAACGCCGGCCTACGAGAAGTTCGTGGCCGACGCAGAGGCGGCCGTCGCCAAGGCGCGCGCCGACTTCGAGTCCGGTAAGGGCCAGCCGGTGAACGTGGACGCCTACGTGAAGGGCCGGAAGAAGGGTCAGCCGGAGATCAAGGGGCCGATCCCGCCGCTCTCTGGCCGCTTCGTCCTCGTCAACGAGAAGGGCGTCCCGGTCGATACGATCGCCGGGAAGCCGCTCAACACCCGCGGCGACGCCGAGCGCGCGGCCGAGGCCTACCAGGGGATCCGCAAGGAGAAGGTCTCCGTCGTCGATCGGCGCGCCTCGGAGGCGGGCGCGGTGAGCGTCGAGCTGCTCGCGGCTCCGATCCTGCTGCCGGCGAAGCTCGTCGGGAGCATGGTCACGATGGGCGCGCGGCTGCTCAAGAGCGGGCTCACGAGCTTCGGGCCGTGGGCGCGCGAAATGGCTTCGCGTCTGGGCGGGCTACTGGAGGGCGGGACGAAGTCGCTGCGCCACCTGTGGGAGTGGTCGCGCAACCTCTTCGGCGGCGGAGGCGAACCGCCACCCGGAGGCGGCCGCACCCCGCCCCCTGGCGAGCCACCGGTGGCGCCGCCGCTCGGCGGCGAAGGGCCGGCGCCGCGCAGGACCCCGCCGCCATACGGGATCCGCGACGTCGTCGAGCCCACACGGGGCGAAGCCCGGGCGGCCGCGGCGGAGGCGGCCACCAGGCAAGGACCACTCCGCCCGGAGACGCCGGCCGGCACAGACTTCCCGATCAACACGACGCGCCTGGGCGGGCCGACCGAGCTGCGCGAGACCCAGCAGCGCCTCGCCGACGCCTTCAAGGGCACGCTCAATCAGAACCGGGAGTACCGCTCCTGGGAGGAGGCGCGCCACAACTGGCTGAAGAGCGGCCGCACCGAGGCCGACTTCAAGCGCGTCGTGAGGGAGCAGGGCGTCGTGGACGACGCCACGATCGAGGGCGGCCGCGCACTGATGAACGACGCGGCGGAGCGCTTCCAGAGCGCGCGCTCGCGCATGGAGGAGGCGCGCAAGGCCGGAGACGACATCGGCGCCGAAGCTGCCGAACGCGAGATGATCTCGCACGCGCTCAACTGGGGGGCGATCACAGCTCACCGTGTCGCGGCCAGCGCCGAGGTCGCGCGCGCGCTCAACATCCACAAGAAGCTCTCGGCCGGCCTCACGCCGGAAGAGCGGATGTTCCAGCAGATCGTCCAGTCGAACCTCCGACGCAACCTCTCGCCGAAGCTCCTCGACGAGCTGTCCCGCGCGGTGCTCGAAAAGGACCACGCGAAGATGCAGAAGCTCGGGCGCGAGATCCTGAAGCCGAGCTTCTTGGACAAGGTGAACGAGTGGTTCATCAACAACATCCTCTCGGCGCCGCCGACGTGGGGAGCGAACGTCGCGGGCAACTGGGGACACGAGGTCCTGCTCCGCACGCCAGAGCGCGGTCTCTCCGGGCTCATCGAGGCGGCGCTCGCCAGGGGCCAGGGCCGGGCACCGGAGCGGCTGCCCGGGGAGGCCTTCGAGGCGCTGAAGGGCCAGTGGAAGCACGGCTTCGGCGCGAAGCACTTCACGCAGGTCCTCCGCGACACGCTGAGCGAGAACCCCTTCGACCCGACGATGATGGCCGTCAAGGGCGAGTACCGGCCGCCCGCGCTGCCCGGGACCTTCGGCAAGGTCTGGCGCACGCCTGGCCGTCTCCTCCGCGCACTCGACAAGGCGGCCCGCTCCGCAGCCTACGAGGCCGAGGTCTTCGCTGAGACCTACCGTGACGGCTTCAACGCCGGGCGGGCGAAGGGCCTCCAGGGCAAGGAGCTGCGCGACTTCATCAACCAGAACGGCCAGCAGCTCGGCACGCAGATGGCGGAGTGGCGCCGGATCGACCTTCAGCGACAGCTAGCGGGCGATGCCTCACTGAGCGCGGCGGAGCGAGCGATCCTGAACGACCCGAAGCTCTCCGGGATGGGCGAGCGCGCCGCGGAGGCTGCGAAGCAGTCCACCTTCCAGGACCAAGTCGGTGCCTTCACGGGGGCCGCGCTCCATCTGCGCGCCACGCACCCCTGGCTGACGCTCTTTGTCCCGTTCATCTCGACGCCGAGCCGAATCCTCTCGCAAGCGATGGCCAGGACTCCGCTCGGGCTCGCGCGTGCGGCGAAACGCGCCTACACGGGCGAGACTCGCGGCGGCGCCGCGGCCGACGAGCTGGCTCGCGGCCTGTGGGGCTCGATGATCGGCGCCTCGCTCTACGGGCTCGCGCAGTCCGGCTTCATCACCGGATCCGGCCCCACCGACCCGGACGAGCAACGCGCCTGGCAGCGTACCGGCAAGCAGCCCTACGCCGTGAAGGTGGGCGACAACTGGGTCTCGATGGCGCGCCTGGAGCCGATGGCCACGATCCTCGGCCTCGCCGCGGATCTCTCCGAGGCGAAGGACGCGAAGAAGGCTGGGGACGTGGCGGACAAGCTCGTGGCAACGCTCACGAACAACGTCATGTCGAAGAGCTACCTGGACGGCGTCGCCTCGCTCGTAGAGGCGGTTCAGGACCCGGAACGGTACGGCAGCACCTACGCGAAGAAGATGATCGGGGCGATGGCGGTCCCGAACCTGCTCGCGACGGCCGCGCGCGCGATCGACCCGACGATCCGCGACACGAGCCAGATGGAGCTGCCGGGTGGTCTGGGCTACATCGTGCCGCCGATCATGGCCCGGGTGCCTGGTCTCTCACAGCAGCTCCCGTCGCGTCTCAGCGGCACGGGCGAGCCTGTCCAACGTGAGGAGGGACCGTTCTCCCGCTTCTTCAGCCCGTTCCGCTACACGAAGGAGAAGGGCTCGGAAGCGGACCTGGAGCGCGCGTTCCTGCGCGCCGGCTACATCCCGTCGGCTCCGACGCGCGAGATCACGATCCCTGGCACCTACGGGCGCAAGGCGACGCTCACGCGCCAGGAGCGCGAGATCTACGGGGCCTACAACGCGCGCGCGACCGCGCAGGCCCGGCGGCTCGCCGCCTCACTGGAATTCGAGAATCTCCAGCCGGAGCACCAGGAGTACGTCCTCAAGAGCCTCTACCGCATGGCACACGACGCCGCCAGGAAGGCAGTCCTCCGCTCGGTTGCGAGTAGACTGCGGGCCTGATGCCGCTCTACCGCCGGAAGCTGATCGCACCGCCGCGGGGCCTCAAGCACCGCGTCTGGGCGGACTGCGCCGACCACGTCGAGCGCTGGATCGAGTACGTCACCGGCGTTCTGGACCGCGGGCTCCCGGTGGGCGTCGGCGGCGAGGCCGGCGACACCGCGCCGGAGCCGATCCGCGTCGTCCCGACCGATGTCGGAGACCCGACCCTCGGCAGCGCCACCGCGAAACACGTTCACGGCGTCGTCACGGACATCCCGGTCACGACGGGTGTGGCGAACTTCGAGGGCATCTCGGAGGCTCTCGCGCGCGCCGACCACGTGCATCGTGTGGACCACGGGGGCACCGACGGTCTCGGCGACGACGACCACCCGCAGTATCAGCTCCGCAGCGAAGAGGGCATGGCGAACGGCTACGCCTCGCTCGACGCCGGTGCGCTCGTCCCGACCGGGCAGCTCGGGACGGGCGTCGCCAGCCCGACTACGGTGCTCGCCGGAGATCAGACTTGGAAGTCGCTCGGCTCGCTCGGCGTGCCAACGATGGCCGAGGTCGAGCTGGACTTCGGCACGCCAGCCGTCGTCGAGAAGGTCTTCACGGTGATCGACCCCGCCTGCACGCCCGCTTCCCGTATCATCATGAACCAGTCTGGCGCCGCGGCAACGGGGCGAGACGCTGACGAGGCCGAATTCGACGCGATCGACTGTCGCTGCCAGCCGCTCGCCGGGAGCTTCCGCGTCTACGCGACGAGCTTGCTCGGGAGCGTGCTCGGGAAGTACAAGTTCAACTACGTCCTCGCGTGAGGTGAGAGATGGCCCGGATCCAAGACGCGGTAGGCAACCCGGTCCTCGAAGACGTCGAGGGCTCAGGCTCTCTCGGAGCGCTGAACGCCGAAGTCGAAGTCGATCTCCACGGCCAGGCGGTCGTGGCCGTTCAGGTCGCCAACATCGGCACGATGACGATCGCCTTCGAGGCGAGCGTGGACGGCTCGAACTGGTCCGCGGCCCGAGGCATCCGACTCTCAGACGGTGCGCTCGCGACCACGACGACGACCGACGGTATCTGGGCGGTCGCCGTCGGCGGGTGCAATCACTTCCGCGCGCGGGTCTCGGCCTACACCGCGGGGACGGCGGACGTCACCGTGAAGGCTGGCCAGGGGACGCTCTCCGAGGCCGGTGGTGCGGCCGGTGGTGGCCTCACCGAGCCGGTGAGCGTGGACGACAACGGTGGATCTCTCACGGTGGACGGCACGGTGTCGATCAGCGGGATCGCCAGTGTGCTACTCACCGATGGGGTAGACATCGCCGACATCACGGCGGCTGGCGCAGTCAGGGTGGACGGCTCTGCCGTAACGCAACCAATCAGCGCAGCGTCGCTGCCTCTCCCGACCGGAGCAGCGACGGCCGCGCTCCAGACGCAGCCTGGCGTGGACATCGGCGACGTGACGGTGAACAACGCGGCCGGGACGAACCCGGTCCCGGTGCAGGGCAACGCGGCGCACGACGCGGCCGTCGCCGGCAACCCCGTGCTGGCGGGGGCGCGAGCGAACATGAACGAGCCGACCGCTGTTGCTGATGCCGACGCCACGCACCTGTGGGCGGACCTGCACGGCAGGCTCGTGACGATCGACGGGCACCCGAACCCCGAGGCCCCCGTCAGCCTGAACGCGACCGCGAGCGGGAACACGACGGTCATCGCCGCGCCCGGGGGTGGCGTCAGCATCCACGTCAGGCGGGCGAGCGTCCACAACCGGGCGGGCACGACGCGCGTCGTCGCGCTCACGGACGGCGCGGGAGGCACGGTGCGCTGGAGGGCGGAGCTGGGCATCAACGGCGGTGGATCTCTGATCGACTTCGGCTCGCACGGGTGGGCGCTCACGTCGAACACGGCGCTCGTCGTGAACCTCGACGCCGCGGGCGACGTGGACGTGAACATCACCGACTACTACCTCGCCCCCTAGGAGGCAGCATGGCGCTCTTCGACAGACTGGTCGGCTACACGAACGGCGGGGCCGCTCCTCTGCCCGAGGGCGAGGCGAAGCTCGGCATCCACGCCTTCGTCGGCGGCCTCGCGGAGCTGGCCCGAGGCTCTGTCACCAGGGCGCAGGTGATCGCCGCCTTCGGGATCGCGCCATCCGAGGAGGCCGATCTGGACGCGCTCATCGCCAAAGCGGCGGGCCTCTCCGCGGCGCGGCGGCCTGAGTTTCGCATCCTCATGCACGACTGCCTGATGCTCGCTGAGGGGCGCTACGCCTACACCACCCAGGCGGCGTTCGTGAACCGGGTGCTGGCGTTCACGTAGAGCGATGGCGCTCTCTGCCAAGGTAGTTTCGTTCCTGCTGACCGACGATGTGGTCGGCACGACGCAGGCAATCACCGGCGTCGGCTTCCAGCCGAAGGCCGTGATCCTGTTCTGGGGCGGGAACCAGTCGGCCACCGATTCGGTCGCCACGCAGAACAGCCACTTCGGGATGGGCTTCGGAGTCTCGTCCTCGGAGCGCGGCTGCATCGCGGCGTGGGTGAACGACAACGAGGGCACGACGGAGACGGCCTGCGGGATCAGGAACGAGCAGCTCGTGATGACGGTGGACGGCACCGACCTGGCGGTGGGTCGGTGGGACCTGGTGTCGATGGACGTGGACGGCTTCACGATCATCGTCGATCAGGACGCCTCGACGGCCAACTCGCCGCGCGTCCACGCGCTCTGTCTCGGAGGCGCCGACATCACGAACGTCAAGGTCGGGAGCTTCGCGAAGGCTGGCTCGACCGGGAATCAGGCCGTGACCGGCGTGGGCTTCCAGCCCGACATGCTGTTCTTGCTCGCCACCGGGGAAGCGAGCGGATTCCCAGACTCGGATTCCGCTGCCCGCTACTGCTTCGGCGCTGCACGGTCGGCGGCCGAACAGAGTGTCATCTTCGGCTACTCGGAAGATGCTGTCGGCACCTCCAACACGGAACGCTACGTGCGCTTCGACGAGTGCGTCCTCGTGAGGGCCAACACCGGGACCGTGAACCGCGGCACCTTCGTCTCGATGGACAGCGACGGCTTCACGATCAACTGGAACGAGGGCACGGCCACCTGCGCCATGCTCTACCTCGCCATCAAGGGCGGCGGCTGGAAGGTCGGCAACGACCTGACGCAGACGGCGCTCACGACGACGGTAACGAGCGGCTACGGCTTCACGCCTCGCGGCGTCATGGTCGCTTCGCACTGCGCCACCTCCCAGAACGCGACGCCTGGCACACCGAACGCCCAGATGATGATCTCGATGGGGGCGGCGAACTCCCCCACCTCTCGCGGGTGCCAATCGACCGAGGAGCCAGACGGGCTCGGAACGTCCGACGTCTGGAACGGGATCATGTTCGACGGGGTCTACCAGAACCTCACGGGCGGCGCAGGGATGGTCGGGGAGATGGACGTGCAGAGCTTCGACGGCGACGGGGTGACGTTCGTGATGGACGACGCCGACCCGACGCAGCGGGTCTTCTGGTACATCGGCATGGGCGACACCCCCGTCGCAGCGGAGGTGCCATCGCTCGCGCTCCTGGGAGTAGGTGTCTGAAATGATCGACTACGACACGCTCGTGAAGCTCGGCTGGACCGCACTGATCGGCTGGAACCTGAAGGAGACGGTGGCCCTCGGGAAGAAGGTCGTCGCACTGGAGACCAAGCTGGAAAACGGCGTCGCGACTACGGTGAAGGCGACCAGGGACGAGGTGCGTGAGCTGAGCGCGAAGCTGCTGTCGCACATCGAGAACGAAGAAGAGCGGATAATGGACGCGCTCAGGGCGCCGAGGCGCCGCAAGAAGGGAGAATCGGAATGAGGAAGCTGCTGCCGTTTCTGCTCGCGCTGGTGCTCGCCGCCACCGCTGGTGCCCAGACGGCGCCGAAGTTCGCGACCTTCGCGCACCTTTACGACGTGGGCTCGACGTCGCTCACCTACTGCGCGGCCCGCGGCCAGCAGGGGGATCCGTTCGGATCCGCGCTCGTCGGATCCGCCAGGATCAAGACGGTCGGATCGAGCACCACCGTCACCGAGTTTACCGCTTCGACGAACCCATTCACGAACCTGGTCGTGGGCGACACGCTGATCGTCACCGACGCGAACGGTGTCACCCAGCGGGTGATCCTGACCGCGAAGGCGAGCGGCGCCTCGATCACCGTCTCAACGGCGCTCACGCTGACCGACAGCGCCGGGCACCAGTTCACCTGGCTCGACCAGAGCTGCGGCACCACGGCCGACGACGGCTGGATCAGCATCTCGGGCGGGAAGACCGGCACGCTCACCGTCCAGTACGAGTCGGGAGACCTGACGGCGCTCGTCGTCCGCTTCGAGTGCAAGAGCGGCTCGGTTGGCTCGCAGCCGGTGATCGTCTACCCAGGCGAGTCGAGCGACTGCGGCATCGGCGGGACGCTCTCGACCGATCGCTGCTCTTACGCGACGCCAGGCATCACGGCACGCCTCTCGGCCGTCGTCGCCCCGAACCCCTTCACGCAATGCCGCGTGGGTCTGGCCTACGTGACGGCCGACGGAGGGACCAGGGACGAGATCACGGCCACGATCGCGGTGACTCCATGAGGAGTCGCGGCCTCGCCTTCCTGATCTCCTTCTCGATCGCACTCGGGGCAATCGGCCTCGCGCAGCAGAGCTATCCGCCGCAAACCGCTGGAGGCGGTGGCGGTGGGGCTCCGAGTTACCCACTGGCTGCGCCAGCGGCCGACAATTGCACCACGCCGCCTTATTCCTTCACGAGCGACGCGACGACTGGGGTGTGCTCGCCTGTCACATCGCAGATCGCAGTGCGCCTGAGCGGCACGAACCGAGTCACGTTTTCGTCTAGCCTTGTTACTTCGACCACCAGGTTCCGCGGGCCGGGTGGCACTGACGACAACGTCACCTATGGCTCGACCGCATCCTCCCCCGCCGGCCAGGCTGGCATGTACTTCCCCGACACCACGTCGGTGCGCGTCAAGAGCTACTCGATCGCCAGCACGCAGCCCTACTTCGAGGCCACGGCAAGTGGCGGTGAGATCGCGCGACTCGTATCCAGCACGAGCAAGATCGAGTTGAACGGCAGCACGTCGCAGGCCTCTGTCACTATCGGAGGGACGCTGATCTCGCGTTGGAGCGCGACCGGCTTCGATCTGGCGGATGCTGGCTCGAAACCGACCTGCAATTCGACAACCCGCGGGACGTTCTGGTTCGACGAGGGGGGCGCCGGAGTCGCGGACACCATCGAGGTGTGCTCGAAGGACGCCGCCGATGTCTACGCCTGGCGGTCGCTAATCTAGGAGAGAGGCATGAAGATCCACGCGCTCGCTGTCCTCGCGGTCCTGCTGCCGGTGCAGCAGACGACCTATCCGCCTGGCGCCACCGGGGGCGGAAGCACCACGCTGACCGGAGCGATGCAGACCTTCACGGCCAGCGGCACCTGGACTAAGCCTGCCGGGGCGCAGTGGGTTGAGGTATGGCTCATCGGCGGCGGAGGCGGGGGCGGAGCCGGTCGTCGCGGAGCTGCCGCGTCGCCACGTGGCGGAGGCGGTGGTGGCGGCGGAGGCTCTTGCTCCTACGGAATCTTCGATGCCGCCGCGCTCGGGGCTACCGTCAGCGTCACGGTCGGAAGTGGCGGTGCCGGCGGAGCTGCCGTCACAACGGACGACACCGCTGGCAGCGATGGTGGTGGTGGTGGACCTACGTCTTTCGGCACGCATCTTCAGGCGAATCCGGCTGGCCTCATCGGCGGAGGCGGCGGGAATCTCGTGGGCGGGAGCGCTGGGTCCTCCGGCTCGATGGCGAATTGCGCCGCCGGAGCCAGCGGGGGGGCCGGGAGCGTCGGTCCCACCCAGGCGAGCGCTGGAGCTACGGTCATCACGTTCGGCCGCGCTGCCGGCGGCGGGGGTGGCGGCGGTGGTGTCGGTGCGGCGAACCTCTTCGGATCTGGCAACTCGGGCAGCTTCTCAGTCGCGAGGTTCGTGGGCGGGGCAGCCGGAGGCGGTGGCTCGTCAGAGGGCCAGAGCGGAACGGCTGGCTCGTCCGTACTCGTCGGAGAACCCTATGGCGGCCAGGGCGGCGGCGGCGGATCTGGCAACTCGGCCGGTGTCGGAGGTAGCGGCGCGGCCGGTGGCATCTACGGCGGTGGCGGAGGCGGTGGAGGAGCTTCCGTCAACGGCTCCAACTCTGGCGCAGGTGGAGCAGGCGCGAGCGGGATCGCCGTCATCATCACCCACTGATGGGACGCAAGATCGTCCGCAACCCGACGTGGGCTCCAGGCCGGTGCGCCGACTGCAACCGCGTCCCCCCCTGGATGGGGTGGCTGCGTCGCGGGCTCTGCTGCGCGTGCTACAACCACCGCAACAGGCACGGCCTGAAGCTCCCGCCGCGCCGGATCCGCTCAGCGCTCTCTCAGCAGAAGCCGGTGGTCGAAGTCACGACTCTGGCTCACCCGGAGCGTCCTTGGGATCGGTTTGGTACGGCCGCCACGGGTGGAGCGGGCAGCGGACGCTAGCGCAGTCGCGGATCATCTCGCGCTGGTAGGCGCAGCAGTCGAGGCACTTCGCGCGGATGGCGTTCGCGCGGCCTCCCTTGCCCTCTAGGGCGCGGAGCACGATGCCCTGGTAGACCTTCGGGACTCGCCCCCTCAGATCCTCCGGGCTCATTCCCTGGCGAGGAGCGCGGTGAGCGCCGTCACAGCGGCGCCACCCAAGTACCAGCAGCCTAGGTTCGGCTCGCCCAGGAGCCAGGCGGCGCCACCGGCCGCGAGCATGAGGCCCGCGACGACGTCCGGGTCACGCAGGCGGCGGAGGCGCACTCGGCCTTCTCCCTGAGAGCTTGATCTCGCAGTAGCGGCGCTGCGCCGCGCGGAAGACGACGTCCACCAGCTCGCGCGCCGGCAGCCAGAACTTCTTCCGCGAGTGGGAGACGCGCAGGAGGGCGCCGTCCTTCGTGACGCTCAGGCGGACGAGCTTCTTGTCCTGGCCGAGATCGAGCGTGCGGACGAGCTTCATCGACCAGGGCGCCCGCTTCTTCACCATCCCCACCACCATCGCGGAAGGTCGAGCTTCCAGAGCGTGTAGATATGCCCTCGACAGCAGGCGCACCGCTCTTCGCTGAAAACGAGCGGCGGCTGCGTCCGAGATCGGATGCGGCGGAACTGCCGTTCGATCATGGCCACCTGCCGAGGTATGGATCGACGCCGCCCCATGCCTCGATCGGCGGACACGGGCAGTCGGCGACGTGCTGCACGTGCGTCAGACACCAATACTCGCCACACCCGCCCGGGCACGGGACCCAGCACGCCTTACGGTTCGGCGGGCTCGTCGGGCTCGACCTTGTACTCGTCGAGCTGCCACTCGCTGTCCGTCGCGCTCGCGTACTCCTCCGGCTCGATCGAGACGTAGCAGTCCTCGTCCGCGAAGTCCTTCGCATCGGAGATCGCCTCGTCACGCGAGATCTCCTCGCGCCCGTCCTCGCCGCCTTCGTCGATGCGAACCTCGTAGGTCAGCGTGCGCTTCAACTTGACGACGTGGACTGCCATGCTCATCCTCCGAAGGTAGGTTGTCGGGGTTGTCGTCGATGTCGTCGATCCAGATCGAGTCCCTGGGCGGTGGGTTGTCGTCGGCGTAGGGGTCGTCGATGCCCACGATCTTCGCGTTCGCCCTCGGCATCTGCGCCTCCAGCGCGGCGGAGCGCTTCAAGGCGGCGAAGAACGGGCTCTCCCTGTTGATGTGCGCCTCGCAGGCTCGTCGGGTAGGCGTGCTTCAGCGAGGCGGCGATCGACTCCAGGTTGGCCGTGGCCATCCCGGTCTCGCGCACCGGGTAGCCGAAGAGCTTGCCGAGCAAGCCGCGGATCTTCGTCGCCTTGGCGAGCGCCGGGGTGGCGAGGAGCCCCGCCAGGAAGCCACGTCGTCCGATCTTCACAGGTGGTCCACCTTCCCCTTCTGGTTGCGCGCGCAGGCGCAGCCGCAGCGGCACGAGTGTACCTTGCGCGCGTGCCCGGCGAACACCGCGCAGGAGTGGACGTGGCCAGGCGCCGCGCTCCTCGACGTCCAGGTGAAGCCGCAGAGCTTCCGGGCCTTGAGCTTCTGGTGGCGGGCGTAGAGCCCGCTGTTGCCGGTGATCGTCGTGGTGCTCATGCCTTCACGTTCCTCCTGAGAGATTCGAGCGTCACGCGGACGAGATCGCACGTCGGATGCGTCGAGCAGAAGCCGTCCTCACTCGGCTTGCACTCGCCCTCCATCGCGGGCTTGTCGCGCTCGCGGCGGCTGTGCTCGGCCGCCTGCGGGCACGTCTGGAAGTGGGAGCTGTAGCGGTCGCCGTTGTAGGGCTTGTCGCCGATGTAGCTCGCGCGCACCGTCTCGCCGTCGCGGACCACCCACTTGCCGGACGACACCGGCTCGGCGTCCATCGGCATCCTCTTGCCCTTGTCGGTCACGACCCAGAAGATCGGCTCCTTGCACGTGCGGCACTCGCTGAGCTTCATGGCAGGTTCTCCCCGTCCTGGATCTCGATCGCCGTCCCCGCGGCGAGCGCCGCCTGGAAACCCGCGATCTCCTCCTGGATCCGCGCCCAGAAGGCCGCGCGATGCTCCTCGTCCATCGAGGCCATGAGCGACGTCGTGAGGGGGATGCTGATCCTCCAGACGTACATCCTCACGCCCTGGCCCTCGGGACCTGTCGCGGGCGTGAAGTGCAGCAGCCAGCTCACGAAGCAGGCCAGGTGCCCGTAGGTCTGACCGCGCGCGAGGAGGCAGGACGGAAGATCGTCGTCGAGCCATCGGATCCCCTCCGGCAGTTCGATCGAACGGAGCAGAGCGTCGAGATCCCGGAGCAGGCTCTTCGCAGGCATCATGACCTCCGCTGCTTGAAGGCGACGTAGCGCGCCGTCTCGATCACCTGCTTCGCGTGGTCGATCGAGTCCTGCGCTCCACGCCCGGCCGCCCGGAAGGGAGCCGTGCAGGCGGCGAGCAGGTCGGCGTCGATCGGCTGGTCGCCAGGGTCGTAGCGCGTCTCCGCGGGCGCGAGCTTCTTGTACTCGTCCTCGAAGCGGCCGAGCACGGACGCGAGCATTCGCCGGAACTCGTAAGCCCAGTCGAAAGCCGCGAGGATCTTCTCCATCGAGCTGATGGTGAGCGTGTGCTTCGGCTCCTGGGCGAGCTGGACGCGCCCCTCGTCGATGCTTCGCAGCACCTCGATGTGGGCTTTCACGCGGGCGTAGTCGTCGTAGGTCACGCTCTCACCTCCACGATCATGCGGCCGCGCTCCAGGAACGCGACCGGCTTCAGGAAGGCCTGGACCCCTGGCTTCATGAGCATCATCGTCTCGTACTGCTGCGATGGCTCCGGGCTCGCGGTGTGGTAGCTGCGCCTCTCGGTGGCCGACACGGAGGCAAGGAACTCGCGCGCGTTCTCGATCGAGAGGTAGATCTGCGTCGCACGCACGCGGCGCGTCCGGCGGAGCCAGTCGAGGATGCCGAGCATCTTGGCCTCGCCGAGCGCACCGCGGAAGCCGATCACGTAGGCACGACGGCCGAGCTTCGCGATGATGCGAGGCCGCACCAGATAGCCAGGGCGGGGCCGAATCCGTACCGGCCGGGCGGCCGTGCGGAAGAGATCCGGCGCGAGCGCCTCCTTGACGATCGCCACGGCCTGCCGATGGCTCGGGGATCCAGGCTTCACGCCGACGAACATCTGCTTCTTCATGCTGCCCTCCTACGCCTGGCGGCGAGATAGTCGAGGAAGTTCGAGCGCTCGACGCGGCCGTTCATCCGCGACAGGCGCTTCATGTAGCGCGCGAGATCGTGCGCGTCCCGCAGCGCCATCCTGTACCACCAGCTCGTGCAGGCGCGGCAGAGCGCCTGGTGCTCGCCGATCTTCTCCCAGCAGTTCGGCACTGGGCACTTCTTCGTGCGCGCGCTCATCGCTCGGCCATTCCGACGAGAGCACGGATGGCGCTCGACTCGGGTGTTGGCTCTCCAGCTTCCCGCTCCAGCCAGTCAGCGTGCCGCATTGCGATCGCGCAGCGCTCCGGCATCCAGTAGCTCATGACGAGTCCGAGCTGCTCCGGCCACAGCACCGCGACCAGCTCGTTGCCGCGGAAGATCAGCAGCCCCGGCTTGTCGAGCTTGCCGGTGTGGTAGCGCAGCGTCATGTCCCCGGCTCGGCACGCCTCCGCGCGCACCTCCGGCGGCGGAGCGGGAGGCGTCTCGCCGTCCTTCGGGAGCGGCCCGATGTTCCAGGCCTGGTAGCTCGCGAGCGGCAGGACGACCTTGTCGCTCACGGCTTCAGCTCCTCGGTCTTGACGTGCGTGATCGGGTCGAGCGGCTCCGGCATCGGGAGCGCCATCTGAAGCTCCTCGGTCGTCGCCGGCCGCTGGACGACGATCTCGCCCGTGTCGAGGCGGATCATCAGGTAGACGCCGCCTTCGATCTTCACCGCGCACTCCACCTCGCGGTGCTCCTCGCGGTCCTTCACGACGCGGCCGAGGCGCAGGCACGCCTCCGACGCCGTGAGGACCTTCGACTCCCAGAGCTTCTTCTGCTCCTTCCAGTCCTCCGCCTCCGACGCGAAGTCACCCTGGACCTGCCCGCGGTACAGCTCCGCCTTCGCAAGCTCCTGCGCGCGATCGGCCACCTCGTCCAAGGTCAGCTTCACGAGCAGCAGGCGCTTCACGCTCTTGAGATCGGCCATTCGGTCTCCTCCTTCGTTGCGACAAGTTCGATGTCCTTCGCGTTGATCCGCACGATCTCGACGACGGCGCCGTGCGGCGCCTGCTTGAGCAGCTCCGTGACCTTCGCGCGGTAGAGCTGGTGCGGCAGCAGGAGCCAGATCGGATCGCGCTCCGTGGAGCGGATGAAGACTACGATCAGGTCCTTGCCCTGCGGGTCGATGTCGAAGTAGTCGCCGAACGTCGATGCTCGGAGCTTCACTGGGCCTCCTTCTCGCGCCGGTAGGTGACGACACTGCCCCGAAGCAGCTTCGCCCGCGATGTCGCCACGGATCTGAATGGGGTGTACGAGCCCTCCTGCACGATCCACTGACGGGATCGTGGCGTGACGCGCACTTCGACAGCGAAGACCTTCTCCGGCCTCTTGTACTCTCCCGTGCGGATCAGGCACTCCTCGCATCGTTCAGGAAAACACGCGCCGAGAACATGGGTCGAACTCCCTTTCATGACCGCGCCCTCCAGCGCGCCATCGCCGCCTCGACACGGCGGAAGAGCGTGAGGTTCGGAATCGGGTGGCCGCCGGTCTTCTCACAGACACGCATCCAGCCCGCGGTCCACTCGTCCTCCGCGTTGCCGAGCGACTCCAGCCACAGGATGCAGTCCCACCAGTTCTTGCGCTGGAGCTGGACCCTCCGGTGGGTCTCCGGGTCGTCCGGGTCGTCGAGCCAGCGAAGCTCGCTCATCAGAACCTCGTGCGGCCGCGGCCGTAGTTCGACGGCTTCGGAACCGGCCCGCGGCTCTCCTTCCAGCGCTTGACGTCCTCCGCCTTCGGCGGGCCGTAGGGGCTCCCGAACGGGGTCCGCGCCATGAACAGCGCGCGGCGGAGACGCCGCACCTCGGCCTTGAGCCCAGGCCACCCGTCGGGGTCTGACGCGATGCAGGACATGAGCGCCGACGAGTGGGGGAACTCCTCGCAGAACCGCTCGTAGGCGGCGTTGCGGGCCTGAAGGTATTCGATCGTGGCGTCGCGCTTCATGCGTCGAGCCCGAAGGAGCGCGCGCGCTCGACGGCGGCCACGTAGTTCTCGACCGCACGGTCGAACCGACGCCGTGCCCGGCTGAGCGCGTTCTCGGCGAGCGTCCGCTCCTGGCGAGCGGTACGTAGCGCCATCTCCGCCCACTCGCGGCGGCGCCAGTAGCGGCTCGGCTTCTTCACGCCGGCTCCGGGCCGCCCTTGATCGGGAGCGCCTCTGCCTCCACGTAGTCGCGGTAGGCCCGCGCCGCGAAGCGCAGAGCCTCGACGGCCTCACGCAGCCCCCCCGGATCGTTGCCGTGATCGGCGCGCTCCCAGGCGAGCGCCGCCCGGCAGAGCTTGTTCTCCAGGTCCACCTTCTCCGACATGTCCGCCGCGGTCGTAGGCATCACCGCCTCCACTTCTCCGAGTACCAGCCCATGCACGTCTCGACCTCGCGCTCGCGGTCCTTCCGCGAGGCCGGCCCGGCGCCGCGGTGGTGCATCATCCGCAGGTGGCACGCCTCGTGGAGCGCCCAGAACTCCGGCGCCTTCCCGTCGCACCAGGCCCCGCCCCGGTACGCCGCCTCGACGACCTCCTGCACCTCGAAGCCAGGCACCCGCACCTCGACGAGACGCACCCGCGCGCAGTGCTCGCCCGGGTCGAGGCTCCACGCGAACTCCTCCTGGAACCCCATCCGCTCGCGGTAGTGCTCCATCGCCAGCGCGAAGCGTTCCCGCCCCGCCGCCTCGAACGTCGGATGCCAGACCCGGTCCCGGCCGCCCCAGGCGACGAGGAACGTCAACGCCAGCGCCACCGCCTGCTCGATCATGCCCCGCTCCTCTTCTCGATCCAGTGCTGGATGTAGTCGGCCGAGACGAGCGCACCAGGCTCTCGCATCCCGCCGCGCAGCTCGTCGAGCAGTCGGAGCAAGGCAGCCCGCTCTTCAAGCACCGTCCCCGGCTTGCCCGCCGCCACCCACTCCAGGTACTCCGGCTCCGGCGGGTGATCCGCCTCGCACTCCTTGAGCGCGGCCACAGCCTCAGACACCGCGCACCGCCGCTCCCGCGACATCACCCCCCACTCCGCGAAGTCCTCCAGCACCTCGATGAGCGTCACGAGGCCCTCCCGCTCACGATCAGGAAGGCCAGCCGCCCCAGCAGCCCGAGCAGGAACCACGGCAGCCAGAGCGGCCAGAGGATCGTGAGCACGACCCCCGCGAGCTGACCCCCAGACCCATCCGGCTTCGCGTCGCCCTCGACGTAGAGCCGGTGCGCTCGCCACCCGTCGAGGACGCCGATGAGCACGACGCCCCACGCCCACCCCAGCAGCGCGAGCTTCAGAGCCGGCATCATCGGTCCCTCTTGGACAGGATCACCACGTTCGACGCCGACGGCTCGACGAGCAGCACCCCGTCCCAGGACGAGAAGATCACCCCGCGCGCAACATCCACCCGCGCCTCGAACCGCGCCCCGTCCACCACGAACTGCACCCGCCGCGTCGCGAGCGGCCGCATCGGCAACAGGTTCCCGTCCCCCTCCTCCTCGATCTGGATCGACCCGTCCCCGCCCGCGGCCGCCGCGTTCATCCGCCGGTGAAGGTCAGCCAGGTTCGCCCGCAGCCGCCCCAACTCCACCTGCGCCCACCGCGGCAGCTTCGCCTCCCGAGCCTCCCTCACTTCCACGGCTCCGCACCAGAAGTCCCCGGTTTCCGGCCCGATCCGCCACCAGACGACGACTCGACGGGGCCCGAGGCCACCGTTTCTCGCTCGCTCACAATCACCCCCGAAACAGGCCCGATTGGCTCCAGCACCCGCATTCTAGGCCCCAAGCCCACGTGGGTCAAGTGGAAAAATGGGCCGCGGCTGGAAGATGGGACCCTTACCGGACTGCTTGCCCCCCCGGCCCGGGAACTCATAGGCCCCCCCGGGGGGGGTGGGGGTGGGGGCGCCGGGCGCCGCGAGGCGGAGGGCCTCGACCACAAGGGGTGGGGCTTTCGCCAAGGCTTCGCCAATCGAGGCCGGCTAAGTCGCTGAGCCGTAAGCAAGTTCCGATAATCCACGTTATATACGCTCGATCTCACGAGCGCTTCCAGGCCTCGCGCGGTCCTCACCTGGGTGGGGGCGGGGGGCCGGGGGGGCCTCTCGGCGAGCGCGGGCGCGACATGCGGGGCGCCCTCTACCTCTCTTCCTCTGCTACCGCGGCGCTAGCGTGGCGCCGGCATCGTGCTAGCGGTGGGCGGGCGTGGCGCTAGCGTGGCGCCTGGACGGGGCGCGGCGGGCGGGGACGCACCCGGAGCACGCGAACGGCTGGGCGGGTGGTCCTCTTGTGAGGGGGCGGCTCTTCACTTCGGCCAGCCGCGGGGTGGCGCGGGCCGGGTGGGCGGCTCATGTTGTGGGTGGAGGTGGCAAGTGGGACAGGTGCTCGTGGCGGCGGCGGCGGTGGTGGGGGTGCTTCTGGTGGCGGTCGGCGGGGTGCTCGTGCTCGCCTGGACGGGCGGGCCGTGGACGGCGGGGCCGGTGACTGAGGCGCGCGCGTACCACGAGGGGGTGCGGCCGCTGTTCGCCGGACGCGCGGCGGCGGTGCTCTCGTGAGCGCTCGCGCGGGACGGGGGGCGGCGGTGGCGGAGCACGCGCGGCGCCTGCGCCTGGAGCACGCGCTCCAAGAAGCGGTGCTCGCGCTGCTCTGCGAGCCGTCCGGGGAGTGGGAGCGGCGCGCGGGCGGGTGGGCGGAGCACACGGCGGCCGCGGCGGGGCCGGCGAGCTACTCCTCGAAGGTCCGGGCGGCGGGGAGCTACCTCGCCTTGTGCCGGGAGGCCTCGGCGCGGCTGGCGGGAGCATGACGCTAGCGCGGTGCTAGCAAGGTGCTAGCGCGGTGCTACGTGGCGGCTCAGATTGGAGTTGGAGGTGGGATCGTGGCGCTCATGTTCTGGGTCGAATACGTGCTGATGGTGCTCGGCGTGGGCCGGGTGGAGGTGGAGTATGCGTAAGGTCTACGGGCGGGCCTGGGGTTCGGGTTCGCGGGTGCGCGCGGGGCGGGGCGGGGTGATCTCCCTCCGCTACCCGGCGAGCTGCGCCGAATGCGGCGCGGAGCTGGCCGTGGGCGAGCAGGCGCGCTGGTACGGGCGCGGGCGGGTCTACGGGCTGAGCTGCCACGGGCGCGCGAGTGGCGAGGGCCTCAAGTGGTGGGGCGGCGAGCGCGTGCGCGCGTCGCATTGCGAGGACGCGCCCTGCTGCGGCTGCTGCGGGCCGAACGCGGCGGGCGGCTTCTAGCGCCGGGCCGGCGCCCGGCTCATGTTGTGAGTGGAGGTGGTGAGATGGCGAGCAGCAATGCGGCGTTCTTCGCGCACGAGGAGATCGGGCTCCTGGCGCGCTACGTGTTCGAGCTGACGCGCCTGGGCGCGGCCTACATGATCGAGGAGTCTGCCGGGCGCGGCGGGTGGTACGTCACGGTGACGGGCTTCTGAGGGGGGGCGAGGATGCGACGATTCTACTGCGAGACGTGCGGCGTGGGCGTCGGCGGCCTGTCCAGGCGCGAGGCGCGCGCGGAGCGCAAGGCCGGCCACGTCCTGCGCCGGGTGGGCGAGGCCTCGCCGTCGGCGGCGGCGCGCGGAGCGGCCGCCCTGGAACGCGCGGCCTTCTACCGCTGGTCCGCCGGCAAGAGCTGGGCGGCGCCGCAGCTCGCCGGGAACGAGCCGCTGTCGGGGGTGCCCTGGGGGCGCCTCGCGCACGGCGGGCCGGGACGCGGCCACGCGGGATGGCCGACGCCGTGCGGGTGGGAGGCGGCCGGCGTGAGCCGCGCTATGAACCTCGCGGCGGCGCGCTACTGGCTGGAGCAGGCCGCGCTCTGGCGGAATCGCGCCGCCCTGGAGGCGGAGGAGGCGAGCGTGCGGGCGCGAAACCGCGAGCTGGCGGCCTTCTACGGGCGCCCGGCCGTGGCCGCGGCGCTCGGGCGCTGGGCGCGAGAGGCTTGACTGGACGAACCCACGAGAGTACAATGTGAATGGAGGTGGCAAAGTGGGACGCATCGTGACGCCGAAGTGGAAGCTGGAGCTGAGGGTGGCGGGACCGTTCGTCATCTCGCCCTTCGTGTGGCGCCGCGAGTACGGGCGCCCGACCGCGGCGAACCTCGCGCGCTTCGTGGCGAAGTTCGAGGAGGGGACGAAGCCCGGGGGGCCGAACGAGCACTTGGGCGTGACCAAGGTCCTCGCGGCGGAGATCAAGCGCAACGTGGCGGGCGGCGAGACGATCGCGCGCTTCGCCGCCTGAGAGGGGGAGACATGGCGCGACACAAGGCGTTCGGCTACGGCCCGCGGCCGCGCGAGTGGGTCATCGAGGCGCCGGAGGGCCGGATCGTCCTGCGGCACGAGCCGGGCGAGCGGCCGGGCTATCCGGGCGTGCTGAGCGTGTCAATCGAGGCGAACGGGACGCGCTTCACGGGCGAGCCGGCGACGTATGCGGTGGCGAACGGGACGCGCGCGGAGCACATGCTGGTGCAGCTCCGCGCGGTGAAGTGCTCGCGCCCTGGATGCGAGCGCGCGCATGGTCCGCTGTCGGGCGCCTCGTTCGGCTGCCCGGTTCACGGGATCGTGGAGGGGCTATGACCGAGCTGCGAGGCTACGGGGGCGAGACGCGCGAGGAGCAGCTCCGGCGCTGGGAGCGCGAGGGGATGCTCGATCCCGAGTGTGCCTTCTGCCAGCGTGAGGTCTACGCGGCGACCGACAAGATGCCGGAGGACGTGTTCGCTCCGCGGCACAAGGCGCTCGAAACCTGCCGCTCGGGGAGGCGGCCGCATTGCACGTGCGACACGTGCTTTTGAAGGGGGGTTCCACGTGAAACGCAAGAGCATGGCCGACTTCATCCGGGAGAACCGGGCGGAGCTGGAGGCGGCGATCGGGCGCGTCCTGGGCCGCGTGCCGGCGAGCGCGAGCTGCGACTGCCCGCTGTCGCGCACCGAGCACACTCACCCCGCGCCGAAGCTCTCGGCCTCCGAGATCCGGGAGTGGATCGCCAACGACGAGGGCCTCTACCTGTGGGCGCGCGGCGAGGGGGTGCGCGTCTAAGTTCTGCCGACTGATGGGCTTGCAGACAAGCCCGCGAAAGCTCATATTGTTTGTGGGTGGAGGTAGAAACGATGGCTCTGAACTGGTCGATCGAGAACGTCGAGAACTGGAAGGCGCTCGCGGAGAGCGAGGAGGAGCGCGCAATCACCGACCGCCTCGTGTGGGCGACGCTCGCGGTGGAGCTGGGGTCGATCGAGCCCAAGAACATCGGCGAGTGGATGGTGCGCCTGCGCGCCCTGGAGGCGGCCGGGTTCCCGCTCTTCGAGGGCGGCGAGGCCGGCGTGATCCCGGCGAAGCGCGAGTGGCTCGTGCGCCGCATCGGCCTGCGGACCAACGTGTTTCCGGGCAAGACGCGCAAGGCCTTCGAGGCGAAGCTCGGCCGCATGGTGGTCGAGCGCGCGGAGCGCGAGCTGCGCGCGGTGGCGGCGGCCTGAGCTGGGGGTGGGGCGGCGGGGTGATTCACGCCTCGCCGCCTTGACACACAAGCCCACGAGGGTTATGATTCTGGTGGAGGTGGCGAGATGCTCAAGGGGTTCAAGGCGCGGGTGAAGCGAGCCGAACGGCGCCTTGCGGCGGAGGGCGAGCTGCCCGGCGCCGTGTCCCGCGTGCATGAGCTACAGGCGGGCGACGGTATGCACCGGCTGATGGCAGTCGAGGACGTGAGGCGGTTCCTGGGTGCGGATGCGCCAGAAAGAGGCAGGGCATGAGCATATTGGTCAACTTCATCACCCGCGAGTCTGCTCCCGAGGGGCTCGTCTGCGAGGCCGAGCTGCACTTCGTCGGCCACGAGTTCGGCCCCCTGGACGGCATGAAGCTTGTCGGCTTCTCCGTCTGGCGCTCTCCCGAGGGCGACAAGTACGTCACCTTCCCGTCCCGGGCGTTCGGCCCGGGGAACGAGCGGCGGTTCTTCGACTTCCTCCGCACGGTGGACGGCGACAGCCAGACGACCAAGCGGCTCAAGGTGTGGATTCTGGAGCAGCTCCAGGCCGTGAGCTGATCGAGGAGGCGATCTCGTTCTTCGCGGGCGGCGGGGCGAGCTTCACGCCGGCCGGCGAGGGGCGGACCCTGGTGACGGCGCCGGGCTATTACGCCCGGATTGGATCCTGAGAGGGAGGGGTGGCATGAGCGGAGGGTGGATGGATCCCGAGGCGATCGAGGCCGAGCGCTTCCAGGCGGACTGCGAGCAGGCCGAGCTGGAGGCCGCGGGCCGCGAGTACGCGCGCGGGCACAAGCGGATGCTGCGCCTGCGTGCGGAGGGCAAGTTGCGCGAGGCGGCGGCGGCGTGCCTGCACGGCGCCGGCTACCCGCTCGCATCCCTGGCGGCGGAGCGCTCCGGGGATCCTGGCGCGGGCGGGCTGGGGTTCCGGTGCTCCGAATGCGGCTCGGTCCTGTCGGAGTGGGCCGGCGCCGTGCTCAAGCCCTGCGATTGGGTGCGCCCGTGAATCGCCGGACGCTGGCGCGCCGAGGCGGCAACGCGCGCCGGATCCGCCTGGAGTTCGCGCTCCAAGAGGCGGTGCTTCATGCGCTCACGCGCAAGATGCCCGAGCGCGGCGACATCGAGCGGCGGGCCGCCGTCGCGGAGTACATGAGCCTGTGCCGTGAGGCCAGCGCTCGACTGCTGGCGGCTGGCCGCCGGGCCGGCCTCGTCCTGGCGCTCGGGCTCGCGCTCGCCGGCTGCGCGCGTGTCCCGCGGCAGGGTCCCTGCATCGTGACGCGCTGCGGCGACGTGTGCTGCCCGAACGATGGGAAGGCCTGCCCGCCGTGCTGGACGCCGGCCGAGCTGGAGGCGGCGGAGGCGCGCCGATGAAGCGGCTTCCGCTCCACCTCTGCGCTCCGGGCTACCGCAGCGACAGCCGCAAGGCGGAGCGCTTCCTTTGACAGCGAACCCACGATGGCTCATGATGTGGGTGAGGGGGTAATGATGCCGATCTTCGACGAGGACCTGACGCCCGAGCAGTGGGCGCAGATCGAGGCGAACGACGCGAGGGAATTCGAGCGGCGCGAGGAAGAGCGACACCGATTCTACGAGGAGCCCGAGCCCGAGGAGGAGTCATGAAGCTGATCCGCGGCGACAAGCTGAGCCACAGCCTGAAGCGCGAAGTGCTCGCGCGCTACGTTCACCGGCACCTGGCCCGCAAGGCGTGGCCAACCGACGAGGCCTACCTCGCCGGCCATGCCTTCTACGTGACGAAGGCCGGGCGCCTGTCGAACAAGCACCGGCACTGCGAGCCGGCGTTCTTCGCGGAGGCGTCATGACCTTCGACGAGGGGCGCTTCCTGGCGAAGCGTTACGGGAGGCTGGCGAGCGTCGGCCTCCTGGCCATGCGCGAGCTGCGCGCCGCGCACGCGGTCTCGATCGGCATGGACGAGACCGAGACGCGCGACGCCTCGATCTTCAGCGAGATGGTGGAATCGCACTTCGAGGAGGCTGCGGTGTGGGCGGCCTGGACGGCGGCCCACTACGGAGCGGCGGCGCTGCGGGCCGCGGACTGCCCGAGAGACTTGGCATGGGGAGGTGAACGGTGAGCGCTGCGCGCGAGCATTACGAGAAGTACAAGGCGAAGGCCGAGGCGCTCGGCCTTGCGGAGCTGGCGAAGCTCGTGCCGGCCAGCGAGGAGCGGATCCGGGCGGCGCTCGCCGCGGGCGACGAGCACCTCAACTCGATCCCAATGGCGAGCTGGGACAAGGCGGCGGGCATCGTCAGCATCTTCGCCGCCAACCCGCACTGCAAGAGCTGTCGCTGCTTCGTCGGGACGGTTGGCAGGACCGTCGGCAATGACCCGCGGATGGCAATCGAGGGGGTGTGGGCCGACGCATGGAGGCCCTACGAGCGCGACGGCAAGAAGCTGCGCGCCTACTGGTCGGTGGCCGAGCGGGTGTGCATCCTGAAGTGGGTTGCACGCCACGTGATCGCCGGTCTCGCGGAGCCGGCATGACCGAGCGGGTGATAGGTCTGCACGATGGCTGCGGAGGCGACGTGCTCTACGTCTCGACGCCGCGGGAGGGCTGGCGCCTGTGCCTGAAGTGCGGAGCGAACAGCCGCAAGCGGGATACGGTCCTGCTGAAGTCGGAGGCGATCCGGCTCGGCTTGACAACAAGCCCACGCTAGCTCATGATGTCGGTGGAGGTGGCAGATGGTGGCGAGCGATTTCAGGATCGGCGAGGTGGTCGAGGTGTTCTCCTTCGGGGGCTACTACCGCGGCACGGTCGAGAAGGTCGGCCTGAGCCGGATCACGGTGCGCTATACGACGGGCACAGGCTACACGCGCAGCAAGGCCTTCGCGGTCGAGGGCAAGTCGAAGTTCACTGGCGACCCGCTCGTGCGAAAGGTGGTGTGACCGTGGCCTTCATGATGGCGATGGCGGCGTGCGGTGCCTGCCGGCAGCCGATCCAGTTCAACCCGGCCCTGGTCCCCTCGATCAAGGGGGAGCCGATCTGCGAGGCGTGCGTGCGCCGCTGGGAGAAGATCCACAAGGTCAAGTTCACGATTCCGAAGGGGGCTTACGAGCCCGAGGAGGTGGCATGAAGAAGCTGGCGGGCTTCGATCTGCCGGGGAGCACGACATGAGTCGGAGGCGCCGCTTCTCGAAGCGGCAGTGCCGGTGGTGCCGCGCCCTGGTGACGACGAATGCGCTGGGGCGCGCGGCGCACGAGCGCAGCTCGGAGTGCCAGACGCGCTATGCCGCTCGGCGGGCGGCGCTCGGCCTGGCGGCGGTGCCGTACTTCCAGCGGCGACTTGACAAGCGCTCGTGAGTTTGGTATGATGAAGATGGAGGTGGCAAGATGGCTGCACTGTACGGGACGCTGAACGGGCGGGCCAAGACGAAGGCGACGCGCTGCGGCTCGAAGAACAGCCCGGTCACGGCGCACGTGCGCGGCTGGGAGCTGGGCGTCGAGACGGAGGCGCGCATCGTGAACGGGGTGGAGGTGGTCGAGGTCTGGCTCACCCCCGGGAGCAACGGCAACGGCGAGCGGATCTCGCTCGGGGTCTACACGCGCTCCAGCTACGAGGGCCTCGCCGCCGTCGAGCCGGTCTACGAGGTGGAGCCGCTCGCCGAGGGGGGTGCCCTGTGAGCAACGACTACGAGGTGATCCCGCCGGCCGTGATGGAGGGGCTCCAGCTCTACATCAAGGAGGGCATCCTGCCGGGTGACTTCCTGCTGGCCGTGCTGGAGAACAACCTCTCGCGCGCGATCGCGCACGCCGACCGCTACTCCCTGGCTGGCCTCGTGCCGCTCGTGCGCTACATCTACAACAACGCCCCGGCGAGCGCCTGGGGTACGCCCGAGAAGGTGACGAAGTTCTCCCACGCGCTACGCAAGGCGCACCGCGAGGCCAAGTCGTGAGGCTGACGGCGGCGCACTTCAAGGTGGCCGGCGTCCACATCGACGGCGCCCGGGAGGCGAGCGTCACGATCGACCCGCGCGCCGACGGCTCGACGTTCCTCACGGTCAAGCCGCACGGGAAGCGCAGCGAGTACCGGCTGCCGCTCGCCGTTGTCGCCGAGATGGTGGCGTGGCGCGTTGCGAAGCTGGACGCCGAGCGAGGTGGCCGATGAGCAGGCGCTCGGTCATGTCCACTCACGTCGCGCGCGGCGTCCATCGGCGCTGCCTCGTGTGTCAGTGGAGCATCGAGCAGGACCACGAGGAAGCGCTGGCGATGGAGCTGGGCGCGCTGCCGGACTACTTCGACGGCGCGGCCATGCTCCAGGCGATCCAGGCCGACGAGCTGGCGAACGCGATCGAGAACGACCACGACTTCGTGGTGCTCGTCGCGCCGGGCCTGAACCCGAACGAGACGCAGCCGCCCTTCCCGATCGTCGAGGCGATCGAGGGCGACGAGTTGGAGGAGGTGCCATGAGACCCGAGGAAATCCGAGTGCCGGAGCTGTCCATCATCGACGACGGCTTCGCCTACCAGGTGGCGGGCGGCGAGCTGTGGGCCGCCTACCTGGGTCCGCGGAGCGAGATCGCGCCGGCCGTGGCGTGGTCCAAGCCGCAGCTCGTGGACTTCAGCACGCTCGTCGAGCCGAGCTTCGACCGGCTCTGCCTCGTGCGCTTCTGCCTCGACGCGATGGCCGATCGCGTTGCGGCGCCGGTGCTGTGATGCTGGTCCTGCACCGTCCGTACTGGTACGACTCGGAGCACGAGAAGGCGAAGGTGCGCGTGGCCGATGTCACCTCGACCGAAGAGTACGCCAGCAAGATCAGGTTCGGCCGCGGTTTGCCGGGCCTCAAGAACCCGAAGGGCCATCTGCTGATCGGGAGCGTCGGCTACCCGCTGAAGCGCGGCCGCTCCGAGCACGTGCGCGTGATGCCGCCGGGGATGGAGCTGGAGTGGCGGAAGCTCCAGGGCGAGATCAACGCGCTGCGGCGCGAGGCGGCGGAGCTGGTGGACGCCGGGTTCCGGCGCGGAGATCCCTACGTCCACGAGGAGGAAGCATGAAGGTCCATCGAGTGATGGTGGTCCCATACTTGGGGCCGAGCGGGCGCTTCTGGCTCGTGATGAACGGGCACACGACGGTCAAGGTCTACCAGTCGCAGGCCGCCGCCGAAGCCGCAGCCGAGGCGCTGCGCGCGCAGCTCACGGCCAGGAACGCGGCATGATCGCCGCCTTCATCGACGCGCTGCTGGGCGAGGACGACGTGCGCGGGCACGCGCAGCGCCTCGCCACCGAGCGGCTGCTCCGCTACCGCCAGGAGAAGGTCGAGCGCTTCATCCGGTATCACGAGCGCTGGGGCGCGCTGCTGCACCATGCGAGGCCGAGCGTCGGGCGCGTAATCCGCTTGACGCCCACGCGGGCTTCATACTATCGTGAGCGCGCACAGGAGAATCAGGCATGAGCAAGAGGAAGCCTCCGACGGACGACGCCGTGTCGCGCGCCGCTTCGGCGATGATCCGCAAGCGCTACGCGAAGATGACGAAGGACGAGCGGGTGCGCCTCGCGTCGAAGGCCGGCTCCGCGAGCTGGGATGGCATGACCGAGGAGCAGCGCAGCGAGGAGATGAAGCGCCGGATCCTGAAGCGCAGGCGGAGCCCGCGCCGATGACGCGCCGAGAGGCGCGCTGCCGTTTCACCGAGCTGCTCTGCCGGCTCGTGTGGGACCTTCGGGGGCTGGGGTACGAGGTAGCCTTCGACGAGGTGACGATCCACTCCCCCCGCGCTGCGCGCCTGGGCACCGAGCGTGTCCTCGTCGAGGATGCCGTCCACATCCGCAAGTCTTTCCACCGCAGGGGGTTGGCGGCAGACCTGCTGATCTACAAGGACGGCGAGTACCTGCGGGACGGCAACCATGCAGTCTACGTCCAGCTCCAGGGGATCTGGGAGGGGTACGACCCGCTCTGCGTCTCTGGCGTCCGCTTCAACGACCCGAACCACGTGAGCTACGGCGAAGGCAAGGCAGACCTGTGAGGCTGCTCACGTCGCCCGAGCTGAGCTACGAGGAGAACTGCCGGGCGATCGGTCGCGGCGAGTTCAGGAAGGCCCAGGCCGAGGAGCCCTGGAACTGGGGCGGTCCCGAGCCGACTGCCGCACAAGGCGGGCCAGCGTGCGGTCCCGAGGACCCCTCGATGCCCCGCCCCAGCGAGGAGTAGCATGGCAGAGCAGAAGCCGGGCGTCTACCCTGGCGTGAGCTACGACGAGTACGCCACGTGGGACGCGATGAACCACTCGTCGCTCATCCACTTCCGCGAGACGCCAGCGCACGCGCGCCACGCGATCACGCACCAGCGCACGTCGAAGTCGCTGCAATTCGGGTGGGCCTTGCACCTGGCGCTCTTGGAGCCGAGCCGCTTCGAGCTGGAGGTGGCATCGGTCCCGGAAGGCACCGAGCGCAAGACGAAGGCCGGCAAGCTGGCATGGTCCGCGTTCGAGGCCAAGCACAAGGGCAAGGTCCTGCTCACGCCTGACGAGCGCGAAGCGATCAACGGAATCCGCGAGTCGGTCTCACGCCACGAGACAGCGCGGATGCTGCTCAACGGGCAGGGGGCGAACGAGGTCTCACTCGTCTGGGACTGGGAGGGCCTGCGCCTCAAGGCGCGCATCGACCGGGTGACGAGCCTCGAAGGCTGGCCCGTGATCCTCGATCTCAAGAGCTGCGAGCACGCCGACCGCTTCAACTTCGAGCGCGCCGCGCACCGCTTCGGCTACTGGGAGCAGGCCTCGATGTACGTTGACGGGCTCGACGTGCTGCGCCCGATGCCGGACGGCGGCCACTACCGGCGGTTCATGTGGCTCGCCTGCGAGAGCGAGCCGCCGTTCTGCGTGCAGGTCTGGGAGGCGGACCAGGAGCCGCTCCAGTGGGGGCGCGACCGCTACCAGCGGTACGCGAAGACGTGGGCCGAGTGCAAGCGCACCGGCAACTGGCCAGGGTATCCCGAGGGGGTGGACTTGCTGGGCCTCCCGGGCTGGGTGTACAAGACGATCTCCAGCGAGTAGGAGGTGGGCCGTGAGCGACACCACGGGGACGAACCCCGAGGGCGCAGTGGCAGTGGTGGCGAAGCCTGTGCCTCGCCCGCAGGTGGCAATGACGAAGGGCGGGCTGATCCTTCAGAGCATGGACGACCTGCTCCGCTTCGCCAAGATGGCGGTCGAGAGCAACGCCGCTCCGAAGGGGATGAACATCGGCATGGCGGCGATCGCCATCCAGGCGGGGATGGAGCGCGGGCTCGGCGTGATGGGCGGGCTCCAGGCCGCGGTCGTCATCAACGGGGTCCTGAGCTGGCGAGGCTGGGCCGCCGTTGCGCTGATCCAGTCGTCGGGCCTCGTCGTGCCCGGCACCTTCAAGAGCTGGGTCGAGGGCGATCCCTACGACATGAAGGCGAACGCGCGAGGGATCGCGACGGCGCTCCGCAAGGGATACGACCAGCCGTTCACGCGCACGTTCAGCCTGGCCGACGCCAAGGCCGCGGGCCTGCTGACGAAGGATGGACCCTGGGCCACGCGCCGAGGGAACATGCTGGAGTGGCGGGCGATCGGGGACCTGGGGCGCTTCCACTTCCCCGAGCCACTCGGCGGCGTGCCGATGGCTGACGACGTGGAGGCCGGAGGCGTCGGCCCGCTGCCCGCGCTGGATGGGCCGGCCCCGCGCGGGCTCATGGCGCCGCCCGCTCTGCCGGATCCGTTGCTCGCAGAGCTGACCGGGCAGGTGGTGACGCCGCCGGCTGAGCCCGTGCAAGCCACCGTGACCGAAGTCATCCAGCCGGCGCGACAGAGCGTCATCGAGCAAGCCGTCTCCGAGCGCGGAGTGAAGCACGACCGCTGCCCGCGCTGCGGGGACGACAGCGTGGCCATGTTCGACGTCTGCGGCGTCTGCGCCTGGCCAGGGAACCTCGAAGAGCCGCCCGAGTAGGACAGGACACGTGCCCTCTGATGAGCTGGCCTCATCCACCTCCGGCCCACGCGCCGCCAGCCGTGGGCTCAACCCCGACGGTGCCACCCGTCCGGGCGGTGAGGCCGGCTCTTCAGAGGGCACGCTAGCAAGATGCTAGCGCGTTGCTAGCAGTCGCAAGCATCCCACGAGCACGAGGCAAGCGGAGCGCGAGCGAGGCCATGAAGATCCTGATCCCGAACTTCTCGGACTACCAGCACTACCGCCAGCGGCGGCCGCCCTGGATCAAGATCCACCGTAAGGTCTTCGAGAACTACGACTTCATCATCCTCGACGCGCAGGCCCAGGTGATGCTGATCTTCCTGTGGCTCATGGCGTCAGAGAACGAAGTCGTTGAAGGGAAAGGAGTTGTTGAGACAAGTTGCGAGGAGCTTCGCTGGAGGATGAGGCTTGACTTCCAAGTCGATATCATTCAGCTACTTAGGATACTTGACGCCTCAAAGCTGATCGGCCTCACGCTGACTCAAGAAGAGCTTGCTAGCAAGCCGCTAGCAGACGCTAGCAGGATGCTAGCCAGAGACAGAGACAGAGACAGAGGCAGAGGCAGAGACAGAGAACCCCCCCTACCCCCCCAGGAGGTGATCGAGTCCGCCGCTGACGCGGCGGGGCCGGGACTGCCGTTCGATCCACCGAGGCGGAAGCAGTCCTGGCCACGCGAGGCGGCGACCGACTGGGACGAGCGCTTCGGGAAGGGGTCAGCTCAGCCCGGGAGGATCGGCGCCGCGCTCACGAAGCTGGTCGAGGCGCACACGTGGGAGAAGGTGCGGCCGATCTGGCGCCGCTACCTCGACGAGAAGGACCCCACCTACGCGAGCCCCCAGGACTTCGCCGCGAAGTTCGGAGCGTGGGCTGACGGCTCGGTCTACGAGGGCGGCGCGGAGGGCAGCGCGAAGACGGTCGAGACCGGGAACAAGCGCGTGCTCCAGCAGTTCCTCAAGAGCGGGACGGCGCAGCGCCAGCTCCCGAGCGGGAAGCCGTGATGCCGTTCGAGACGCCGGACGCGCTGAGCGAGGCGGCGGTCGCCTCCGCCCTGCATCTGCTCGCCTCCGCCCTGCACCGGAAGATCTCCCTGGACATGACGGTGATCTACCACCGCACGCTCGACCGGGCTGGCGTCACCGACTACCAGCTCGAACGCGCGACCCAGGAGATCCTGAAGTCGGAGGAGCGCTTCCCGACGATCGCTACGATCCTGCGCTACGCGCGCGGCGAGGGGAAGTCAACAGGCGGTGAAGAGAACGCCGTGATACGTGGGACCAACATCCGGTGCAGCGACTACGTGGCCGACCCGGATCGCTACGCCGAGTTCTTGTGCAAGATCCAGAACGAGGATCGTGAGGCGGCAAGGAGGGAACGTGAGCAAAGGCAAGCTGTACCGCATCAGCGGTAGGACGACGGTGACGTGGGAGGCGGAGATCTTCGACCCGGTGGACGAGGCCGAGGCCCGCAACCTGGCGCTCGGCTACGCAGCCGATGAGGTCTGCACGCTCGACGACTACCTCGAAGGGAAGGGCATGACCCACGAGCTGACGTCGATCGTCGAGGAGGAGTACGAGACTACGCCTCCGGCGCCGATGCCGGAGCCTCCGCTCCACGAGGACTGACGTGGCCGAGCCGCTCACGTGCGACACGATCCGCGAAGCCGTCCACGGGTACGTCTCCGACTGCTGCCCGGTCTGCCACAGTGGACGCCCTGACGACGAGGCGATGGTGCTGCACAAGGTCCGCAAGCTGACGGACGGCCGGACGGCGAAGGTTTGCTGCCGCGTCTGGTCGAACCTCGTACACCACGGCCTGATCGAAGGGCCGAAGGAGTGAGACATGGCGAACGATTACCCGCCGGTGCCCTTCAACCCGGACCCGATCCCGCCCGAGTCGAAGGACCCCTGGCGCCATCGCTCGGCGAACATGCGCTGCGCGAGCTGCATGTGGTTCGTGCTGAAGGAGGCCTCGGCGAGCGGCGTGCTCGGCCGCTGCCGGCGCCACGCGCCAACGATGCAGGGATTCCCTGCGGTCTACACGAGCGACTGGTGTGGAGACCACAAGCTCGACGAGACGAAGGCTTGACAAGCCCACGTGCGATAGGCGACACTGTGGCCAGGAGGTTGCCAATGATCCTGGCACTGCTGGCGCAGTTCGCACTCTTCGACGCGCGCGTGACGGAGGCCGCTCGCGCGTACCAGATTCCCAAGCCGCGCATCGAGGTCTTCGCGACGCACGAGATCACGCCCGAGCCCGGCTATCCGCAGCCGTGGGCCTTCACGGTGGCCGACCGCGGCGAGCCGGTGATCTGGGTGGACCGCCGTGTGCTCATGACGGGGGAGTCATTCCCGGACGCGCTGACGTGGCTCGCGTATCACGAGGTCGCACACGTGAAGCGCGAGGACCACAAGCGCATGGAGGCTTGGAAGGCGATGAGCCGCGCCCAGCGAGACGCCGAGCACGAGGGCGTCGAGGATCTGGCAAAGAGGGCACTCGGCAAACGGCTGTACCGCATCGTCGTCGATTCGGCGGCCACGATGGCGCGACGCTTCTTTCCGAACTGAGGTAGGCTTACGGTGCCTGGAGGGCAGAATGGGTCTGATCGCGCATGGTGTGACGGTCGTCGGCTGGATGACGGAGCCGTTCGATCCGGTCGAGGAGCTGGTGAAGGGCAGCCGCGTAACCCCGAAGGTCTGGGCGCAGGCCGTCGAGCTGGCTCAGGACCCGAGCAAGGTGAAGGTCACGGAGCAGGCGAACCGCCTGCTCATGGTCCATGCGGAAGGGGACACCTGCCACCTGTGCCGGCACTTGACCGCGCCGGGAACCGCTGGGGCCGACGCCGGGCCTGGTGGGATCATTGCCGCCAAAGGCGGCAGCTCGCTCGGCTGAACGGCGTGAAGCTCGGGTCACTGTACGAGCGCCAGTTCGCCCTCCAGCTCTCGCGTGCGAGGGTCCCGGTCCAGCCCGAGATCCAGCACGTCTTCGCCCCTCCCCGCCGCTGGCGCTTCGACTTCGCCTGGCCGGATCACAAGGTCGCCTGCGAGGTGGACGGCGGGCGCTTCCTCGTGAGGCGCACCGCCGCCGGCCTCAAGCCGGTCGGCCAGCACATGCGAGACTCCGACTACGAGAAGCTCAACGAGGCGCAGCTCCTCGGCTGGACCGTGCTGCGGGTGACGTCGAAGATGGTCCAGGACGGGCGCGCGCTGCGGCTCATCGAGCGCGTCTTCAAGTGCGACTGAATCGCTCTTGACAAGCTGACGTGTGCTGGGTTCTGATCCCTGCTCCAAAGGGGAGAACCTGAACATGCAGCCTACCAGACGTGGATTCGGACGCAGGAAGACCGATCGCCTGAAGATCGCAGTCGGGATGGCGCTCGGCGCCGCCGGCTTCGCCGCGCTACTCGCGACGAGCCGCTGCGGGGTGAGCCCGACCGAGCCGAGCAAGCCGGAGGTGAAGGCGACTCCCGCTGCGCCGACCGCGGCGACCGGGACCCCTCCGCCGCAGCAAGTCGTGGGAGAGCCGAGCGGCACGGGCTGGGGCGTGACCTGCGCCGCAGGCGGGAGCATGACCGTCGCCTACGACGGCGAGGCGTCGCACGCCGAGGTCGAGACGTTCTACACGTCCTTCGACGGGCCTGCCAAGTACGGCGTCGAGCGCAAGGTGCTGGCGAAGGGGGCCTCGTGGGGACGGACGTTCCCGGCCTGCCACCAGTCGGACGCCGAGCCCATCAGCGGCCGGCCTGCCGGACACTGCTACTTCGACAAGGACGGTAAGCCCGCCACCGCGCAGGCGGCCACGGAGTCGTGCAAGACGCCGCCGTGCGTGGAGGAGTGGATCGAGGAGCGCGGCGAGCCGGAGACGATCACCGGCGAGTGGGGCGCCTGCGAGCGCATCCTCACCGAGACCGGATTCGGCGAGGCTACGGTGTCGCCGTGTCGGCGGTCACGCACCGTCACGCTCATCCGCTATGAGATCAGCTCATGCACGAAGTCGAGGCGCGAGAAGTCTCGCACCGTGACGACCGAGACGACGCCGTGCGAGTGCTCCGAGGAGCAGTGCGAGGTGCCGGCCATCGGGACGACAGAGACCTTCACGGGAGCCGGTGATCCCGACTCGGAGTGCGAGGCCTTCGGGAACTTCAGGGCCGCGGACGACGAGGACCCTGACTTCTACATCTGCAAGGCGGGCAACGACCGGATCGTCCAGACCTACGACGCTCAGGCCGAAGAGTGCTCGAACGGCAAGGAGGTCTCGCACTGGACGGGGTGCGTCTGCAAGCCCGAGGACTACTGACCCCTTGCCAGGTGCGGTATAGTCCCCGACAACGCACAGAGGGAGGGATCCCATGATGGAGACTCTTCGCCGCCTGCTGATGGGCCTCGCCCTCGCAGGCTACCTGCCGGGCTGCGGCGTGAAGCCACCGCCGGACCCGGTTCCGCCGACACCACCGCCGCCGGAGCCACAGTGCGTCGAGGGGCAGACGCACTCGTGCTGGCATTTCCCGCCGGACTCTCGGACCTGGCTCTACGCCTGTCCGGTCTACGACGCGAACGGCGGCGTGGTGGGCGTCATCGACGTGGTGGGCGGGCCGGCACAGTGCCCCGCGGCACCGCCGCCGCCGCCGAGCTGTCCGCAGTGCCCGGAAGGCCAGGAGTGCAAGGACCCCGCCGTCGGGTGCGTGCCGAAGCCGATTCCGCCGCCCACCACCGGCTGCAATCCGACGCTCGACCCGGCGAAGAGCGCGCCGGTCGGATCCGATAGCGAGTGGCCAGCGGCCGCCGACCAGTCGCTCCCGTCCGAGTGGAAGCAGGGCGTGTGGAACGGCGTGCGGGCCGCGCAGGCGTCATGCCCGAGCGCGTGGAGCGGGGACTGCCTGTCGGCTGGGCCGTCCGGGATCAACGACGGCTACCGGCTCATCAGCGCTGCGCTACAAGCCGCGGGAACCAAGGCGAGTCACGCAGTCGTGGACGGTCAGCTCAAGGACCACCTGTGGATCGAGCGCTCGTCTGGCTCGAAGGACTGGAACGCCTCGAAGCTCTTCTACTACGGGAACGGGTGTCTCATCACGGGCGACGGCGCGTTCACGGTTCACGGGTGGTACACCTACACCGGCAGCGGCGGGACGGCGCCGCCGGATCCGCCGTCCACCGACGGGTGCTCGGCCCCGCTGCCGCCGAAGGTCTGGACGCCTGAGACGCTGCCCGACGGATGGGGCTCAGACCAGATCGGGCAGCCTCGATGGGAGCTGGGCTGTACGCCGCACGGGAACGTCGTGGACTGCACGCCGAAGGTCTCCCCGCACGCCTGCGACTACTGCACCGCGATCGGGATGGGAGAGATGGGTGGGCAACCGCGGTGCGGATGCCCGGTGCGGAACGAGTGCCCGGGCTTCAAGTGCGAGGAGCGCGTCGCGTGCGAGCAGTACCTCACCGGCGGCACGAAGCTCGAATCCCGCAATGGGGCCTCGTGCTCGTTCGCCCACAACAACCCGCTCCAGTTCTTCCCGAACAACGGCAACTGCCGCCTGTGCAGCGTCGGTGACGGCCGCGTCTGCGGTGGCTGGTACTGAGGGATGAGACGACGGCGGCTCAGAACACGCCTGGCCGACTGGTGGCGCGGCGAAGACGACCTGGGCCGACTCGGCTGGCTCTCGGTCGTCGCGGTCGTTCCGATCATCCTCTGGCTACTCTGGATGGTCCTGGGGATGTAGTATGGGGGACGACGAGCTGGTCGAGGTCGAGAAGCCGACCGACACGCTGATCCGAAAGGCGAAGCGGAAGATGGACGACCACAAGCTCATCGAGCACCTGGTTCGCTGGGCCGTCATCGCAGCGATCGGGGCTGGTAGCGGGATGGCGACGCGGCAGGTCGGTGACGCCGAGCACAACGCGGTCGTGCAGTCGAATCGCAGCGAGGTCCTCGCGCTCCAGGCTGACATCCGCATGATCCGTGAAGGCTTTGCTCAGCGCGTCGAGGTCGAAGAGAAGGAGCGGGAGGATGCGCTCAAGCGGATCGAGCGCAGGCTCACCTGGCTCGAAGCGAAGCTGGACATTTCGGCTCCCCCGGCTGCCGCCATGCCGGCCGAAGAGCCCACGAGGTAGCTCATGCTGAGAAGGCTCGCCCTGACGTTGCTGGTCCTGCTGCCCGCCGCTGTCGTGCTGGCGCAGGAAGCCGAAGCCGCCGTCGCATTCTCCGCCCCGCCCGAAGTCGTCACGGGGGCCACGGCGATCCTGGCGTGGCTCTTCACCTACGGGCTGCGGAAGCTGAAGCCCACGCTCCCGAGGTCGGTGGTCTACGCGACGCCGTTCCTCTTCAGCATCGCCATGTCCGTCGTGACCCAGCTCACGACCCAGCTCCGCGAGGGGACCTGGCAGGCGGTCCTGGCAGGCGTCGTCTCCGCGGCCCTGGCCATCGCCGGCAACGAGGGCAAGACCACGGTCGTCGAGCACGGGGTCAACGGATGAGCACGCCTCAGCCCGCCGTGCCCTACAACCCGCTCGCCAAGTACGAGACCGGGGCGGGCGCCCGGCGCTTCACGAACGCCAAGCTCCAGAGCGCGATCGACGACGCTTTCGCCGCGCTGCCGGCTGACAAGAGCGTGGCCGCCGTCGTCCATCACGTCTACAACCAGGACGGCACCGCGGTCGAGAACGTCACGAAGGTCTCGATCGTGGCGCGCGGCCCCTTCGGCTCGACGATCATGGCCGCGGCCTTCAAGGACTGGACGAAGGGCGACATCGGCGCCGAGGCGAAGCTCGTCAAGGCGTTCTGATGGGCGACTTCGGGATCCAGCGCAACCCCAACCTCGCCGCCGCTGGCGCGAAGGGGAGACTCCTGCGCGGACTCCGCAAGGACCAGCGCAAGCCGACGAACACGAAGGACGTTCGCATCCAGGCGAAGCGGCTCGTCGAGGATCCCGAGTACCGCCGCGAGCTGCGGCGCCGGCTCCGCGAGGGGACGGCCGGGCCGATGGAGAGCCTGCTCTGGCTCTACGCCTACGGCAAGCCGAAGGAGGCGATCGACGAGGCCGAGCGCGAGCGCAAGCTCATCGCCGCGCGCGAGGCCGCGATCGCCGCGATCCGTTCGCTCCCGTCGCTGCGGCAGCCCGAGCGCCTGCCAGCCGGCGAGGTGATCGACGCCGATACGGTCGAGGCCGAGCGGAGTGCATGAGCATCTCCTCAGTCCACTACAGCTCGGGATAGCGCTCACCACCGACGACAAGGAACCGCTCGGCGCGCCGCGCCACCTGAAGCTCCTGTCGGACGAGCTGGTCCAGCTCTGGAAGCGCGAGCCTGGCTGGCCGCGGAAGCTCATGGTCTTCATGCCGCCGCGGAACGGCAAGAGCGAGACCTGCTCGCACTGGTTCCCTACCTGGAACTGGGCGCTCGACCCGGCGACGAAGGTCATCTTCACCAGCTACGAGTCGGAGTTCGCCGCCGGCTACGGCCGCGCGTGCCGGCGCACCGTCGAGAAGCACATGCCGGTGATCGGCGTGAAGCTGATGGAGGACTCCAAGGCCTCGCACCGCTGGGAGACGAGCGCGGGCGGAGGGATGGAGACGGCCGGCGTCGGCGGGCCGATCACCGGCAAGGGCTGTCATCTGCTGATCGTGGACGACCCGGTGAAGAACGCCGAGGAGGCCACGTCGAAGGTCATCAAGGACAAGGTCTGGGAGTGGTGGAAGACCACCGCGCTCACCCGCCTCGACCGGATGGACTCGATCTGCGTGCTCATTATGACCCGCTGGGCGCAGGACGACCTGGCAGGCCGGATCCTGGCGAGCGAGACCGCGGACCAGTGGCGCGTCGTCTCGCTGCCGGCGCTCGCCGAGGCCGATGACCCGCTGGGACGCACGCCCGGCGAGGCGCTGTGGCCAGATCGCTTCAACGAGGAGTGGCTGGCGATCCGGCTGAAAGAGATGTCGTCGGCCCCCTTCGCCGCGCTCTACCAGCAGCGGCCGGCGCCGGCCGAGGGCTTCGCGATCAGCCCGGAATGGTGGCAGTGGTACGACGAGCCACCGAAGCTCGAAGACTTCGACGAGATCCTCCAGTCCTGGGACCTGACCTTCAAGGCGATCGCCACTTCCGACTTCGTGTGCGGAGGCGTCATCGGCCGGATCGGCGGCGACTACTACGTGCTCGACTGCGTTCACGACCGGCTGAACACGCCGGAGACGATCCGCGCCATCCAGGCCGTCTCGAAGCGGTGGCCCACCGCCTACCGGAAGCTGATCGAGGAGGCAGCCTCCGGGCCGGCCGTGATCCAGCTTCTTTCCCACGAGATGCCCGGGATCGCTCCGATCCCCCCTGTCGGCTCGAAGGCGGTGCGCCTGCACTGGGGCGTCTCGTCGGTGGCCGGGCTCATCGAGGGCCGGCGCGTCTGGCTGCCGGCGTCGGCGCGCTGGGCCAAGGAGCTGGTGAACGAGTTCCGCGACTTCCCGAACGCGGCCCACGACGACTACGTGGACATGCTCACGCAGGGGCTCACCTACCTGATGCCGCGGGGCTGGGTGGCGGAGTCAGCCGCGCTGCGGGCGGAGAAGCCGCCCCAGACGACGCGCGAGGTCCTCGACCGCAAGCTCTGGAAGAAGATCCACGAGAAGATCAAGCTCCAGGCGAAGCTGCCGAAGTTCGCGAGGGACCTGCATTGGCCGAGCTGAGGTTCGACCACCGGCATTTCTGCCGTCTCTGCTGGCGCTGGTTCTGCTGCCAGGAGGTCTCCTGCAAGCCCGACGTAGACGACCCGTTGACGTACCCGCCGACTCCGGTGCTATGCTCCGCGTGCAAGGAACGCGCTGGTGCCAAGCCTCATTGACCCCACCACGGGGAGATCGCTCCGGCATGGCAACATGCTCAAGCTGGCGATCGACCTGACCGGCGGCTGCACAAGCTCACCTGGGAACACCGACGTCATCCAGGTCGTCGTCGAGCGCGGAGTCATGAAGGCCGAGCAGCTCCCGCTCCTGGCCCACGCTCTTCAGGAGACGCGCGAGACCAGAGGATCTGACGGCCTGCGCGAAGCCGCGCTCGCCGCAATCCTCTTCGAGTTCTGCCGGAACCGCTACGTGCGCGCGCGCATGATCCGGCACGCGCTGAAGCACCACGGCGTCAAGCGAGCAGTGGCGAAGCGAGATCTGCTTGAGCTGCGCGGCGAATGCGCCGGACTCTTGAAGGGGATTGGCGCGCTACCCTGGGGGGAATCATGAAGCTCTTCGGCTGCTCCGTATGCGAAGCGAAGGACGCTGAGATCAAGCACCTGCTCGCTCAGATCGACTGGCTCCAGCAGCAGAACGACGGCATGGTGAAGCGGCTGGCGGAGATGGTCGATCCTGGGGTCAGCTTCCGCGTGCGCCCGACAGTGTCGGTGTACCCCCAGAAGCAGACGGCTCCGAAGCCGCCCGCTCCGAACTTCCCTGGCTACGAACCTGCACCGCCGCATGACGGCGTCGAGGTGTCATGAGCACTCAGCCCCAGGCGGCGAAGCAGCCGTGGCTACAGAAGCTCCCCACGCTCGTCTCGCCCGAGGCGAACGTCAAGGACTACATCTCCCGCCACATCAACCCGTGGTCGCCGCGGCGCCGCTGGAACACGCAGCGCGCGGCGCTCAACACCTGGTTCTACATGGGCCGGCAGTGGATCGAGCCGGTCGCCGAGCTGGTGGCTGGCTCCGGCGTCTATCACTTCCGCGAGCTGTTCCGCAACGGTCTCGGCACCTTCCCACGCCCGGTCACGAACATGATCGGGCCGGCCGTGGACAACGAGACCGCCAGGCTGGGGCGCAAGGAGCTGGTCCCCGACGCCCACGCCGGCAAGAACGACCCCGAGTGGATCCAGGCCGCGCGGCTCGCGCGCGACCTGCTGCTCTGGGAGATGAGCAAGACGGTCTGGGCGGACAAGCGCGAAGAGATCGGGATGAAGCTGTGCCTCGAAGGCATGGCGATCGCGCGGAGTTACTGGGACGAGAACGTCCTCGACACCGTCACGATCGCGGCTGACGGCTCGGCGAAATGCCCGCACTGCGAGCGCCGCTACGCTTCGCGGCGCGTCCCCCGCGGTTTCGCCACGATCGGGATGCCGACCCAAGCCGGCCCGGTCCCGATGTTCAACAAGGAGTCGCTCCGCGACGTCGAGCTGACCGGCGAGGGCTCGGCGATGCACCCGAAGGGGATCGCGCAGGTCGAGCTTACGCACTGCCCATTCTGCGAGATGCCGATCCAGCTCGTCGATTACATGGTCTCCGAGGAGGAGGCTGAGCTGGATCTCGACGTCTTCGGGCGCCCGATGGGGATGGTGGTGCCGAAGGGCGAGGCGGCGCTCGACGTGCTCTCCGTCCACGAGTTCTACCCGGAGAACACCGGGATCGGCATCGAGCCGCGCGAGAGCAAGATCAAGCACCAGATGACGGTGAAGCCGCTGGAGTGGATCTTCCAGCACTGGCCGGAGCTGGAGGGCAAGATCGAGCCCGAGACGCCCCAAGAGCTTCTGCGGCTCAACCCGCTCTTCAACGAGCCGGTCTTCACGATGGTCGGTGCCATCGGCGGCAACTACGGCGAGGGCGGATACACCGGAGCGGTCGAGGCCTACGAGCGCCACGCGCGCGTGCGCGAAGTCGTGATCGACCCGATGCCAGGCATCGACGGCCTGGAGCACGGCGCCCACTTCGTCCAGGTCTGCAACGAGCTGGTGTCGCGGCCGCTGATGGTGAAGGTGGACACGCCCGACGGCCCTCGCTTCGTGCCGCGCGTCCGCTACGCATTCGCGCGCTTCAAGCGCATCCCGCACTTCTTCTACGGCAGGACCTTCGTTGACGACCTGGTCCCGGTGCAGCGCCGGCTGAACGAGACCGACGCCCAGGCGATCGACCTGCGCGAGCGCGGGAAGCCGACGATCTGGACCCCGAAGAACACCGAGCTGGCGACGAAGGACGAGAACTACGGCAGCCTCACCGTGGTCGAGTTCGACTCGCCGAATCCGCAGTGGAACCCAGGCCAAGCGATCTTCCCTGGCACGCCGCTCACCGGGAACAACTACTTCCAGGAGCGGGCGCAGTGCCTCGAAGACATGCAGCGGATCGGGGCCGCGGCCGACATCGAGATGGGCCAGGCGCCCGGATCGGTGAAGACCACGTCCGGCCTCATGCTGCTGTCTGAGGAGGCGAGCCAGAAGCGCGGGCCGCGCGAGCGTGCGCTCGCCGAGATGTACGAGACGCTCTGGCAGCACTACCTCGATCTCACGTGGGTCTTCCGCAAGGAGGAATCCACCTACGAGGTGCGCGAGCTGGGGAGCCTGTACGAGAAGAAGAGCTTCGTCGGAGAGAACCTGCTCGGTGACGTGAAGGTCAAGGTGGACGCCCGCGCCGGATACGACCAGACGCTCTACAACAAGGAAGCGGCCGGCGAGGCGCTCCAGGCCGGGCTCTACGTCGTGGACACGCCGGTCGCGCGCGACAAGATCCTCAAGCTGATGAAGCTACCCGACGACGTGAACGAGGAGGCGAGCGTGCAGATCGACCGCGCCGAGATGGCGTGGTCCGACTTCATGAAGAAGGGCGACGTGCCGACGATCGACACGACGCTCAACGACTACCAGATCTGGTTCGCCGTGCTCGGCAAGCGCTGGATGAAGGACGATCGCTGCTACTCGAAGCGGAAGATGTACGAGTGGGACGCCGTCCTGGAGCAGCTCGCGGGCTGGGAGCAGCGCGCGGCAGAGTTCGAGCAGCTCGATGCGAAACAGCAGATGCTCTACGCGCAGTATCCCGCCGAGCAGTGGATCAAGATCTACGAGCAGAGCCTCGGCATGGCGAAGGAGCGCTTCGAGACCCAGGCGCGGGCGGCGGCGCTGCTCGGCGGGCCGGCGCCAGTGGAGGAGTTCATCCCGCCCCCGCCCGCTGACGGCTTCCTGCCGAAGCAACCCGAGAAGCGGCTCTACCAGATCTGGCGCCGGATGCTCCCGATGCTGAAGAGCGCCGAGAAGGCGATTGCGGTGAGCAAGGCGCTCGGGGCGGATCTCCCGCAGGCGAAGCGCGTGATGGAGACGGACCTGCTGCTTCAGATGTTCGCGGTCATCACGACGTACAAGAACCTCGCGTCGGGCGCTGCCGGTGCTCCGCCCCCGGCGCCCGGCGGAGCTGGAGCACCGGCGGCGGCGCCCGCGCCTGCGCCGGCAGGCTAGGAGGCAGACGATGGCGGATTACGGTGCCGAGGACTTCACGAAGAAGGGCAAGGGCTCCGGCACGCGCATGACCGAGGGCAACATGGACGACGTGCCCTGCGACGTGATGGGGCCGCGCGCGTCGCTCAAGGCGAAGATGAAGAAGAAGGGCAAGCGCCCGAAGGGCTTCACGACGAAGAGCGCCGGCAAGGCGCTGATGAGGGGGTAGCGCATGGCAGGGGTCACGGGAAACATCCAGTCGCCGCGGTACACGCACGGCGGAGGCGAGGCTCAGGGCTCGAAGCACGTCGAGGGCGCCAGGGCCAAGGAGCGCTTCGCCTCCGGCGAGGAGGTCTCCGAGGCCGAGGACTGGACCGCCTACAAGCTGGCGAACAAGCTCTCCTTCGCGGCGTCGAAGAAGCAGCACGCGGACAAGTTCGCCGACTTCCGCAAGAAGCGGCAGGAAGGCGGCGGCACGGCCGGCCCGACGACAAAGGACGCCGGGCGCGCGCTGATGAAGTAGGGAGGAACCGATGCCGAAGGCCTACGAGGCGATGCGCGACAAGTTCGCCCAGGGCGCCGACGAGGACTCGCCGAAGTACGATCGCGCCCAGGCGAAGGCGGCCGCGATCTACAACGCGAAGCACAAGAAGCGCCCGGTCACGAGCCGCCACAAGAAGCGCAGCACGAAGGACGCCGGGCGCGCGCTGATGAGGGGGTAGCCTCATGCCACTCGACGACGAATACGAGCGCGACCAGTACGGCAAGATCGTCAGCGACGAGCGCGGGCTCCCGGTCAAGAAGCGCCAGCGGACACCGGAGGAGCGGCGCGCCGAGCGCGCAGGCAAGGTGCGCTCCCTCGAAGACCAGGCCGCAATCGAAGCCGAGTACGACATCGCAGGGCGCGACAACCCGGAGCAGATGAACGAGTGGAACCTCGGCGTCGAGTCGGCGAGCCGACTGCGGAAGCTCCAGCAGGGCTCGACGTTCGACATGGACTTCGACACGAAGCAGGCAGCCAAGGCGCTCATGGGATACGATCCGAGCCGCTATTCAGGAGGGCTCTGATGAGCTGGAATCCCACGTTCGATCACCTGATCGTGCAGCGCGCCGCGACCAAGACCCACGAGGGCACGGTCGAGATCCCCGACGCCGCGCGGGTCCCGCAGGCGAAGGGCGTCATCGTCGCCGTCGGACCCGGACGCCTGCTGCCGAGCGGGATCACCTGGGCGCTGTCGCTCTTCGTCGGCCAGGAGGTCTTGTTCAGCCCGTTCGCCGGGATCCCGATCGCCGATCTCGGAGAGGACTTTCTTCTGCTGCGCGAGGACGAAGTGCTCGCGTGGCGCACGCCGCAGCCGTCGAACGACTGAGGCGCTTGACGGAGGAGCGACTTCTGCTCCATTCTTTCACGCACACGCGGGGCCGCCCCCCGCAGAGAGAGGGCCGATAGATGCCTGACGATCCAAACCTCGACGCCGCGCCCGGAGCAGAAGCAGAGCCCGAGCCCGAGCCCGAGGCGGGGACGCCCCCCGATACTGACGACGACGGAAGGACGGACGACCCGTCCGGTGACGCTGCGGAGCCGCCCTCTGGCAGCGACGACGAGCCCGCGGATGAGGACTCTTGGAAAGCGCTGGAGCGCAAGTACGAGAAGGTCCGGGACCCAGACGAACGCAAGAGGGTCATCGGGAAGCAGTATTGGGAGAAGGTCCGCTACGCGACCGAGCAACGGGAGCGAGCCGAGCGGGCCGAACGCGAGCTGGAAGCGGCTCGCAAAGGCAAGCCAGCGGCCGACGAACGGCCCGAGGACGCGCCACCCCATCCCGACATTCAGCGACTCGACGCCCGCATCCAAGGTCTCGAATCTCGCGACAAGCAGGCTTACGACGCCCAGAACGAAGCGCTTCAGCAGAGCGCGTCCGTTGCGGAGGAGCTAGCGAAGATCGAAGCCAAGCTCGAAGACGCTGACGAGTGGCAGCGCGCCATCCTCGAACAGCGCAAGGAAACGCTGACCATGAGGAAGGACAACCTCATGGCGCGCTTCCGCGACCTGGCAGATCGACGCGAAGGACTCCGCTACGAGCACGAACGGCTGACGAACGATCGGCACTGGACTCGGAACCTGATCCGCGAGACCGAGGCAAGGCAAGAGTCCGAGCGGCAGTCACACGAGCGCTTCGAGCGTGAGTTCCCGAACGAAGTTGCCGCCCTCGTGGACGACACCGCTGCTGCACTGAAGCTGCCCATCAAGGACAAGGCGATGCGTGACGACCTGGTCGAAGACGTCAAGGCCAGGCTCGGGATCGCCCTCTTCAGGATGGAAGAGCAGGGCATCAGCGAGGTGGACATCGAGGGCATGGTGCGGTCCCTGGTCGAGCGTTACGGTCGATCTCGGGATCTCATCAAGCGCACGACGTTCGCGGAAACCTCCCGTCAGAAGCGCGAGGTATCGGGCGCGCGCCCGACTTCGGGGACGCCTCGTCCGGCTGGAAGCCGGCCTGGCCCTCCGAAGGACGTGACCGCTCTTGGCGTGCAGGATCTCCCCGACGGGATGCTCAAGGCGCGAGAGCGCCTGGCGCGTTCCGGCCTGTGAGGTCGGCTGCACACTGAAGAGAGGGCCACATGGCCACAGGCGCAATCGAGGACATCAGCACCGAGCTGAAGAACGCTTACCCGCCGGGCACCTTCGAGGACCCGGTCAACAAGGAGGCGCCGTACCGCAAGAGCCTCCAGCGCGTGAACCTCAAGATGAGCGAGGGGATCGCGAAGTTCCCGCTCGGCCTGGCGAGCGCGTGGAACGTCGGGGCCATCGCGGATCTCGGCCCGATGCCCACGCCGATCGACCCCGCGCGCGTGCAGGGCGAGGTCACGCCGGAGCTGTTCGTGGGCTCCTTCCAGATCGGCATCAAGACGAAGGTCGCGGCCAAGAGCAAGGTCGGGACCTTCAACAACGGCGGCATCATGGCGGATCGCGTCGAGGCGACCGTCGCCGACCTGGGCAAGTACATCAACAAGGTCTACGCGGGCTCCAACAAGGGCAAGCTCGCGCAGGTCTTCGCGAACAGCGGCTCGAACACCCTGGTCGTGAACAAGCCGCTCATGACCGAGCTGCTGAACCGCAACATGCGCGTGGACATCCTGTCCCCCGCGGGCGCGGTGCGGCAGGATCTCGCCGAGGCGGACTCGACGAACCGGAAGATCCTGTCGATCGACCGCACCGCCGGGTCGTTCGTCTACGAGGGCGACGACACCGCGGCGATCGTGGCGGGCGACGGCGTCTACGTCACCAACACCTTCGGGCGCAACTTCTGGACGCTGCCCATGATCGTGGACGACGGCACCTACGCCGCCTCGATCTTCGGGCAGTCCCGGACGACGTACCCGGAGCTGAAGGCCTTCGTCGAGTACGGGCCTTCGGGGATGCGCGACGTGGACGAGCAGGTGATCCTCGCGGCGATCGACAAGCCGCGGCGTGAGACCGGGAAGCGCATCACCCGGGCGCTCTGCAACAGCGGCCAGGCCCGCAAGTACGTCGAGATGATCCAGGCCGAGCGCCGCTACATGGGGCCGCAGGGCTCCGCTCCGAAGTACACGGTCGGCTACGACGAGGAGTCGCTCCAGATCCTCGCGCCCGGCGTCAACGTCCGCCTGGAGGTGGACTTCGACATCGAGCCGCGGGCGATCTTCTTCCTGACGTGGGAGACGTTCGGGCTCTACGAGGCGATGGGCCTGGACTGGATCGACGACGACTCGCTGCTCAAGATGGTCCCGAGCGACGGCGGGCACGACGGCGGCTTCCTGGCCTACGTCGGGTCCGTCGAGAACCAGATCAACACGATGCCGCGCGCCAACGTGAAGCTCGCCGACCTGAACGACCCCATCTGCGGCGACTAACCGCCGCTCGCTGACACCGATCCCCCGGGGGGCCCCATCGCCCCCCGGGACTTGGGGGGGAACCCCCTGAAAGGAGAAGAGGACGATGGCATCCGTAGGGACACGACGCACCCGCCGAGGCGGGATCACCAGCCTGTCGATCAAGCAGGAGGGCGTGCGCGGGGACCGCATCCACCCCGACGTGCTCTCCGGCGAGTACCTGCGCTATCAGGGCGCGGGCCAGCCGCGGCTCTTCCTGGCGGACAACACCGGCTTCGCGTCCGGTGCCGATGCGGTCGAGCACGTGGCGCTGCTGCCGAACGGACTGCCGCTGCACTACACGCCGATCGCCGCGGCCGCCGTCCTGGGTCCGATCGCCGACGCGGCCGGGCTCTTCCTCAACCTGGACCTGACCGACGACGACGGCGTGAACTACGTTCCGGGCGGGCTGCTCGGTGCGTGGCGCACGGTCGTCGAGCGCACCGCGGGCCTGAACCCCCCGGACGGCGTCTTCATCCGCCTGCGCGGCGTGCTCCAGGACGTCTCCGGCACGGACGACTTCGCGGTCGGCTTCCGCAAGGCCGAGGCGCCGCAGGCGGCGATCGACGACTACGACGAGCTGGCCGCGGTCAACGTGATCTCGGGGAACGTCTTCCGCGAGAGCATCCTGAACAACGCGGCTACCGTCAGCGTGGACAGCGGCTACGACTGGGCCGACGGCGAGGAGCACGAGTTCCTCGCGGTGCTCTACGGCAACGGCAAGGTCAAGCTGTACTTCGACGGCCGCGAGATCCAGACGGCCCCGGAGTACCAGTTCGACGACGCCGAGGTCGTGGTGCCGTTCATCTACTTCATCGAGGCCGCGGACCTGACGACGTTCAACCTGACCGACTTCGAGGTCGGGCGTCTCTCGCAGATCGGCAAGAAGTGAGCTGGAGCGACTGGGTCTCCGAGACGCCGCCGCTCCCGGCCGGACGCTGGGAGCAGGTGGGGGGCGACTACTACACGTGCGTCCCGCCGCCAGGCTGCGCCTACGATCCAGTCGCTCTCGCAGCGATCCACGAGTTCGATCCGGGGGTCCTCCCGATCTGGCGCATCCAGCTCTGGAGGGTCCCCGGCTTCGTCGAGCCTCGCCCGTTCGCTCATGCCGGCATCGCACGCATCTCGACCGCGCCGCAGTGGAAGCGCACCGGCTTCTACGTGCGAATGCCGCAGGGGGCGGAGCACCGTCGGCCGAATTTCCTGGAATGCTTCTTCGAGGGAGCGCCGGTCGCCCCGGGCGGCCCCGGAGCCTACCAGGCCTTCGGCTGGGCGGCGTACTACTACACACGCTCGAAGTTCGGCTACCTGACGGTGCGCCACTACGACCAGCTCATCGAGCGGAAGAAGCAGCGCTACGAGGAGCTTCGCAGGAAGCACCGCGAGGAGCTAGACTACCGGCGGAAGCAGATCGAGCCGTACCTCATGCGGAAGGCAGCCACGCTTTCGCGCGCCGACTGGGAGCGCTACGTTGTAGCGCAGCGGATCGGCGTCAGGGCGGCTGGGCTGCGACAGCCGAAGCCGTTCGTACACGTGCGGGGGGTCGCCCCCCTCGCCGGGATCACAAGCGGGTCGCCCCCGCCCAAGGAGTGACGCACCATGCCTCTTCCGAAGCTGTTCCGCAAGCTCCAGGAGTTCATCCTCGTGTGGCCAGGTGACGAGATCAAGCAGGTCGGCTACGACGGCCACACGCTGTCGATGCCGCCTCACGACGTCGTCGCCGAGGTGGGGCTGGGCTCGCCATACCAGTTCGAGTCGGCGAAGCTCAGGGGCGTTCCGCTGCCCGGGACGATCGTGCTGAAGGACCAGATCGTCACTCTCCAGAGCGGCGGCTACCGCAAGGTCTTCGACGCAATGGAGGCCTGCACCTGGATCGAGGAGAACCGAACCGAGCTGATCGCCCAGGGCTTCTCGATCGTGATGGACCCGGAGGACGTCGCCGCCGCGATGGCCGAGGGCCGGCCGCGCTACGACAAGAGCCAGGACAACCTCGCGCGCGAGACGCTCCAGAGCGAGCTGGCCAGGCGCAAGAAGTGGGAGGAGAAGGGCGTGCCGCCGCCGCCCAGCTCGTCCGAACACCGCGTACTCTGGGCGATCAAGCACCTGGAGACCGCGGAGGCGCGGCGTCCGGCCGTGAGCGAGAGCGCTATCAAGGCGGCTCTCGGCGGCGTGAAGCTGCCGCCGCCGCCGGCTGCGCCCGAGCCGCCGAAGCAGATGTTCCACGACAAGCCCGTGGCGGAGCTGACGGCGGAGGACATCTTCGCCCAGGCGGAGGCCGCCGGGATCTCGCTCACCAAGGGCGAGATGATCTCGCTCTTGAAGGGCGAGGGCCGCCAGGAGATGCTCGACCGGATCGCGTCGAAGTACGAGGAGGCGCGCGCGAGCGCGTGATGCCGTGAGGGGGTGCCGATGAACGTCACTGAGCTGATCGACCAGATCCTCAGCCACACCGACAACATCGGCGCCTCCGACTCCGAGAATGCGGATCGGCGCATCCGCATCCTGGAGTACGTGGTCGAGACCTTCAACGAGGTCTGGTTTCGCCGCGACTGGCCGTTCACCCGCAAGTCTGGCGGCGGCACGGTCACGGTCCCTGCGCTCCAGGGATGGGGTCCCGTGCCAGCCGACTACTCGAAGCTCGGCGACTACGGTGGCCTCTACCACTCCCTCTCGAACGGCGGAGGCAAGCTCGAATGGAGGCCGGAGCACGAGATCAACATCATCCGCCAGCGTGACGCGAAGCAGGACCTTCCCTGGGTCTTCTCGATCTTCGGAGTGGACGAGACCGGGCCGACGCCGACGTTCCGCGAGCTGGTGCAGATCCCGATTTCCAGCCGCGAGCTGATCTTCACGATCCAGTACCACGTGCTGCCGCCGACTCTCGACGAGGCGGCGAACGTCGAGAACCTGCGGAGGATCCCGGAGCGCTACCACCAGACCGTGCTCGTCCCTGGGGTCCGCTATCTCGCGCGCCGCTCGAAGGGCGACAACCGCGCGCAGGAGGACGAGGCGAAGTTCGAGAAGGGCATCGACTGGATGAAGGCCGAGTCCAGACGCTTCCAGGGCACCATGCGCCAGCTCCCGAGCTTCTTCGGCCGCTGATGCCTGCGAAGCGCAACGCGGGCGAGGCGCTCAAGCCCTTCGAGTTTCGGCCCGTCGCAGCCCAGATGCCGCCGTTCCGCGGCATGTTCCGGCGCGGGGACCCGGCCTCGATCCCGCCGACCCAGTTCCACCTGCTCATCAACGCTCGCACGGGCGAGGGCGAAATGTCGTCCCGCCCCGGTCTCACGCTTTTCCAGGATGTCGGCGCCGAGGGGTGCATCACCGGCATGTGGAACCTCTTCAACCAGGCGATCGGCGGCACGTGCTATCCGCAGACATTCGGGACCATCGACCTTCCGCCCGTGGTCGTTGGTCTGGCGGTCGCTCAGTTCAACTCCCAGGCCGATCCGTTCTCGAAGGAATGGCAGTTCGCGATCAACGGGGAGTATTACGGCCAGGCGCCTCGGATGGAAGAGAGCGGCGGGATGCTCTACCTAGGCTCGGCTCCGCCATTCGGCCTACCTGCGCCGCCGTTCTACACGATCGGCCCGTTTCAGGCTTTCCTGCGTTGGAAGAGCCAGACCATCGTGCCGATCTGGGAGCCGGCAACGAACGGGGACCCCGACTTTCGGAACCACTCGCTCTACCTGCTGACGGTCGATCCTGACGAGCCGGACGAGCTGTCCACCTCCAGGCTCGTCGTCGTGAAAGAGGACTGGCCGCTCGACGATGGCGCCGCTCCGGCAAACGGTGGCGTCGCCGGCCGCGCCTATATCCACTCGATGTGCGTCCGCCAGGAGCGACGCGACAATCCGATCACCGGAGACCCGGAGACGCTTTCCGTCATCTACATCGGGACGGCGGACGGCAAGGTCCTGCGCTATGACGGGACGATGCTGGAGACCGTGTTCGACTTCGCCACGGTCCCGGTGCCGATCTCGAACGTGCGTGTCTTCACCTACTTCGAGCGCGGCATCGTCGCGATCGGGAGCACCGAGAGCGGCTTCGCCTACCACGAGGACGTGACCCAGCCCTGGATCCACTCGGCGTGGCCGGACGCTACGCAGGGCGACGTCGATCCGGGCTATTTCCTGTGTCTCGGCGTGGTCGAGGCCCAGGGTTACGTCGTCTTCTACGGGATGCGCCTCGGACGGTTGCAGGGCTTTGTCCCGCTGAGCGGTCAGGCGCCGTGCGCGATGCGATGGGGCGGCGGCGGCAACGCTGGCCCGATCGGCAGCTCTGGCCCGCCGCACATCTTCTGGGAGTACAACGTCGGCCTGCCCAACGTTGGCAGCTATCCGATCAGGGCTGCGCTCCTTGGCGGTATCCTCTGGTTCGTGACGGTGGGGTAAGCGAATGGCTGTGAGCTACAACGCGATCGGCTGGAGCGACATCGAGGCCGACGACTTCGACGGAGACTTCGCCGGAGGGCAGATCCACTGGTTCCAGGACTACGACTCGGACTTCGGCTTCTGGAAACCGTTCGCTGGCTCGATTGTATTCGCCAGCGCTGGGCCTGAGCACTGGGATCCCGGGCCTCTGCTGGATGAGCGACCCAGGATCGCCACGTTCTCCTACCCAGGCGGCGTCGTCGCGTTCGGCATCCTCGACGAAGAGACCCTCTGTCCACAGGACGTGGTCTTCCTCTGATGGCTCTCGGTTTCACACTTTCGCGCCGCGTCGGCAACAAGTGGCTGACCGACATCCTCGGTCCAGGCGCCACGTTCGCCGCCGACTACTGGAGCGCGCAGGGCGTGATCTCGACCGGCCGGCGGCCCTCGATCTTCACCTTCCGCGGCGACACCTACCTGGTCGGGTGCTACTCGAAGGTCGTCTATCGGCCGAAGCAGGACCAGCGCTACCTGGTCGCCGGCATCAAGGCGCCGACGAAACGGCTCACGGTCGCACTCGGGAGCGGCAGCGGCGGCGACGAGGGCAACGCCGTCATGTACACGACCTTCCTGCACAAGCAGGGAGATCTGATTCTCGCCGAGAGCGACCCGTCGAACTACGTGACGCTCGAAGGGATCACGGGGCAGGGCTTCGTCTGGAGCAACATCCAGGACGAGGGCGCAGATATGCGCGTGACGCACGTGCGCGGCTACCGCTCGATGAACGGCAGCGACTACCGCATGGCATGGGAAGCGCCCTACGGCATCACGAGCTTCTTCGAGAACACGCGCCTCACCTATCTGCTGGACGTCGGGCCGGTCGATCACGGGCAGCCGCCGTCTGGCCTCTACTTCGGCGTCGAGTTCGCGGGCCGCGGCTGGTACGCGCGAACGACCGAGCACCCCTACCGGCTCTGGGCGAGCGAGCCCGGCAATCCGCAGTACGTCGGTGAGCTGTCCTATCGCGACACGCCCGACCGGGCTGCGATCACTGGGATCGCGAAGGGCAAGAACGAGCTGATCGTCTTTTGCCGGCGCTCGACGCTCCTGGTGCGCGCCTTCGACCAGAACAACGTGGATGACGACTGGGTGCTCCAGCGCCTCGATTCGAGCGTGGGGTGCGTGTCGCACTGGGGGATCGTCGAGATCCACAACAAGCTCTGGTTCCCGGCCGAGGACGGCGTCTGGCTCTACGACGGGTCCTTCTACTACGCGATGAAGGACATGCGCCCCTACTGGCGCGACGACTACCTCGCGAACAAGGGTGCATTCTCCCAGGGCTTCGCCGCCGACGACATCGTGAACAAGGTCTACGTCTTCAAGACGCCACGCGATCCGGCGCAGCTCTTCGAGGGGATCGCCGACGTAGGCACCGTGGACTACGTCGGATCCTACGAGCTGTTCGAGCGGACGATGGGCGGGACGAACGATCAGCCGGACTGGTCTCTCGATCTGAAGGGCCGGCGTGACAGCTCGATCCTCTTCGACGAGGACGGCAATCTCCTCGTGGGCTCGTGCGACGGGAAGATCCGGCGCCACGACGAGGCCGATGGGGACGACGACGGCGACACGGTGCAGAAGCGCCTGGTGATCCGTCACGGCCACGCGCTCTTCTTCGATCCCGGCGACGACATCGAGGGCGGCAAGACGATCACGAACCTCTGGGCCTACGTCGAGTCGGAGCTGAACGCTTGGACGCTGTACCTGCTCGGCGGGGACGAGGATGCCTGGCGCCAGATCAGGCCGGACAACGGCGTCTACTTCTGGACGGCGCCTGTCGTGGCGTCGGAGAAGGAGGAGCTGGTCACGCTCGGCGGCGACCAGTTCCTCGGGACCTGGGCCGCGAAGAGCGTCCACTTCTTCACGCCGGAGAAGGTCTCTGGCCGCGGCATGACGCTGGAGATCCAGGCCGTCGCCCCGATCGGGATGAAGTATCGCGGCTACGGCGGGCTCTACAAGCCAGGCCCGGCTTTCCGGCCACTGATCCAGGTTCGTCAGGGATTCGAGCTGCGCCTCTACCACAAGCTCCTGGTCGCCGTCGATTGGACCGAGGTCGAGGCAGACCCGCTGACCGGAGAGTTCACCATCGAGGTCGGATTCGCACCAGGCGGGGATCTGGACCGACAGGTGAAGGTCGTCGTCTCGCCCCTCACGCCACTCGTCTACGACTTCGACGTGGTGAGCGCGATCGTTTCCGAGACCGGCAACCCCACCGGCTTCCCCGTCGTGACCGACACGATCGCCTCGCCTGACACCGAGTACATCTTCGACTGGACGCAAGTCGAAGCGAACGTCTACGAGTCCACGATCCAGATCGACGTGACCGACGGCGACAGCAACCCTTCCGAAAATAACCCGTCTGGGATTACCATGCAGATCGTGAACTAAAGGAGCTGCACGTCATGGCAGGCTTCGGATCGAGTGGCAGCAGCGTCGGCGGGTTCGGAGGCTCAACCCGCTCGCCGAGTGGTGGTGGAGTCAGCGTCAAGAGCGGTCAGCGCGCCGCGATCGGCGGGCAGGCGAAGCCGGCCGCCGCTCCGGCCCCGACTCCGGCCCCGCCCCTCGGTGGCGGCGGCGGCGGCGGTGGCGGCGGCGTGCCAGTGAGTCCGGCTCTGCCGGGCGGGGCGAACGTCTACATGCCGCCCGAGATCACGAGCCTCAGCACGAAGGCGGAAGCTCCAGCCGAGGTCACGGCCTATCGGCAGAAGTTCGAGGGCAAGCTCGGAGAATTCGAGAAGGGCGCCTCAGCAGCTCAGGCGGCCGCGATGGAGGAGACGAACGCCGACATCGAGCGTCAGGTCTCCGCTGCGCGCCAGCAGGCGGCGTCAGAGGGGCGGCCCTTCGACGAAGAGAAGATGCGTGCCGAGCTGGCGCGCGGGAAGTACAAAGCGCAGGCCGACTCCGCTCGGGCGCGCGACGAGGCGATGCTCGGTCACATGACGCAAGGCCTCGGCGTCGTCACGGCCGGCGGGCAGATGGCGCTCGACATGAGCCGCCACAACCTCGATCAGCAGAAGACGCTGATGGACTACTACCTCGGCCGAGGCGCCGCGAGCCGCGATGCCGCCCGCGTCGGCCTCGAAGGCTACAACGCGGAGACGGGCCGCTATAACGCCGACACGAATCGGCAGAGCGCCCAGAACCAGCTCTGGACGTCGCTGCTCAACTCCGTGAGCATGTCCTTCTAAGGGAGGGGACTACGATGGCTTACCCGCTCAGTGGAACCGCCGCAGGAAGCGGCGGACGCATGACCTTCGACACCGGGAGCGCGCCCGGTGGCACCTATGGCTACGGCGGAGGCGCGGCCGGCGGCTACGGCGGCGCGGCCGGAGCTGGCGCCGGAGGCGGGGGCCAGGTCAGCTCGATGTTCTCCGCGCTCATGGCCGATCCAACGATCGCCTCGATGTTCGAGCTGAAGAAGAAGAAGGGCGCCGAGGAACTGGAGCGCTCGAAGCAGGAACGAGCCCTGGCCAGGGAACGCGCCGACATCGAGCGCGCTGAGGCTGGAGAGAGGATCACCTCTGGCCGAGAGTCCCGCGCGGCTGCGAAGCGCGCCGAGAAGCTGGCCGAAACCGAACGGCAGCGAACAATCTCCGAAGAACGCGCGGCTCAACAGGCTTACGCCAAGAAGCGCATGAACCAGGCTCGCGGCTACATGGCGATCCCGAGCACGCGCGATGCGGCAGAGAGCGCCGCGGCCGACTGGTACGCGCAGAAGTACGGCAAGGCCTACTGAGCCATGCCCGCCGAGACCAACTGGACGAAGTTCCACACCCCGGGGGAACCGCTCAAGAACTTCACCAAGCACTCGCCCTTCCCGTCGGACGAGATGAAGGACACCTACGTCTCGAAGCCGCGGAAGAAGAGGCGCATGGTCCGGCCGGGTCAGGCGTTCGAGGTCCTCATGCGAAAGGGCAAGCACGATGGCTGA